TTCCAAACACTTAGGGGGTCCCTTAGGAAGAGCGATCTTCCGAAGGGACCCCCGGATTCCAGGAGAGAACCATGGGTTACAAGGCGCACGTCTTCCCGGCTCCCGGCACGTGCTTCGGTTGGCATTCGTACTAGCTCGGTCGATTGGGTCTTGTATCTAGCTCATCATGAGCTAGATTCTCTGACATGACGAACGACGCCGCGAACCGGGTGCTTCTCCCCTGCAAGCTTTCTCGTGATGCAAAGGGGCAGTACATCCCCGGGCGTGGCGACGCCGGTTGGACAATGTACGAATTCCCGAGCTTGCAGGCGCGGGCTCAATTCATGGCAGCACACGAGCATTGCGCGATGCCTTGCTGGAAGCGTATCCCGCGGGGTTGAAGTTGGGGACGGGTAGGCCCGCGGCGGGGGAGCTGTTGTGACGCGCTCTCTCCCTCGTCGCGCGGAGGTTCGATGCCTTCGCGTTCCACCGATCGCAGCAGAAGAAAGAAGGGGATCCCATGCCTGAATTCGAGCTCTCAAGTTTGCAGGTCGAGACGTTGAAGTTCATCAAGGCGCATTGCGGAGGAATCGACTTTGATAGCCCTACCGCTCAGCAAGTCGATTCAGTACATACGCTGCTCGATCGAGGCTTCGTGTCGCATGTCGAAGGCGTGCTTCGGATCACGTGCACCGGTCGTGATGCGCTCGACATCGTTTCGCTTCGTGCAGCTCGCGCGAGATTGGGGGAGTGATGAACAACCACGAAGGCCGATGCGAATGCAACGGGTGCTCCTTCCGCCGGTACACGCAAGACAAGGAAGTCGAGCGCCTCGAAGAGAAGCTTCTCAAGCTGCAGCGTGCACGTCTCGGACGATGGATCGTGAGTTGGTGGTTTTGGTGTGCGAAGTGCGGAGCCGATAAGGTGATGGGCGTCGAAGAGACCCCTGACAACGCTCGCGACAATCGACCGAAGGCGAGCACGACAACGGCGATCTGCCCGAGCTGCACAGAGGTTGAGCGAAGGAAGACGTCCGCACATGCCGTGACGCTCGAGCTCCCGGTGTGTTCGACGTACAGCGCGGCGGGAGACAAGTCGTGATCCCGCTCCTCGCTTCGCAATACCGCATCACGACGGCCGAAGGGGTGGACGTGATCGGCAGCGTGCAGGTGACCCAAGGCGAGCTTTCTGGAATGCGGGGGCTCGGCTATCTGCGAAGCCTCGAAAGACGCGCTAGAGCCGGCGAGCGCTTGCCCATCTACGAACCCGAAGAAGGCTCAATCCTCGTGTTCCAGTCCTCGACGAGTTGGACTGGTTCCCCCTGCATCGTGCCGCTCGCCGGTGCTTCCTTCGAGCTCGTGAACTAGAGCAGGTGGATCGTGTGATTCCCGGCTGCAAGCACGGCAGCCATTACCCCACAGAAGAACAGGATGCGCCCGATCTCCGCTGCCTTCGGGTTCGAAGCGAGCAGATACAGGATCAATCCGACAAGGGCGACGATGACAGCAACGATCGAGATGAGCATGGGATTGCTTGTACGCCCATCGCGTCATCATTCGAGCAAGGAAGGTGGAAGCTATGGCAATTACTTCGATGATTCTCGGGGGAGGTTGGCGTGCGGTGTACTCGATGTGTGATGACCGTGAAGATGTTGCGAGCGAAGCGGTCGTCGCCTTCGGGGCAATTCTCGAAGGCGACAAGTCCGAGGTCTTTGCTTTCGTGATCGATGACGGCTCGCCCGGGGAGCTTGTTCGAGCGGATGCATGTGCTCCCGATTGGGCTCACGAGTTCTTGGGCTTGCTCGAACCTGGGAAGGACATCGACTTCTTTCGCGACGAAGCCAAGCGACGCTGCAAAGAAGTCGATGCAAACGAAGCGAAGGAGCAAGCGAAGGAATGCCTTGCGGAGCTCCGCAAGCGCCCGGTGTTCGAAGCCGAGTACCAAAGGACGATCCACATGCTCGAGCCGGCGACATGCCGAATCGACTGGGGTGCCGAGTATGTTGCGTTCTTCAGCACCTATCCGCCGATTGAAAAGGTGTCCGACGAAGCGCTTGCAGCATGGGCTCTCGCGCTCAGGCTTCGGCACTACCCAACCCAAAAGATCGAACTTGAACAACGTATCGAACGATCAAAGAAAGCGGCGGAATCGCTATGAGGATAACCACGCAAGAGTTCACGAAACGATACGGCCGAGCGCCGAACCGAAGAGAGCGACGGGGCGGTCGGACGCGAGGCGAGAAGATCGGGTTGCGTACTCCCGTTGAACTTCTTGGCAAGCCGCACGAGGGCAACGTCTTCACGCTCGAACAGATCAAGGAAGCGATCCGGGTGCTCGAAGCCAATCAACTAAAGCCGGATGCCGAAGGGCGGATCAGCTTTCATCGTGCAGGACAAGAGCCTTTGCGCATCACGCCCGAACAAGCCGCCGAGCGCATTGCCCAATTGAGTGCGATCGTTGCCAAGGCCAAAGGGGGGACGTGATGGCTCGTCCAATCGAAGCGACTCCCCCGCTCGAAGGTGAGGATGCCGATCGACTTGAGGAAGAACTCAAGAACGTTTGCTCGCCGGAAGAGATGGCAATACGGCGAGCGAATGCAAAGGCTCATCTCGCCGAAGTCATGCGTTTGAAGGATCCCGAGAAGTGGGTTGGCAAGGCGGTGATCCATCTACCATCGGGAACGATCGGCAAAGTAAAGCGGTACGAGTTGGCCGATCGTGTGGGCCCTCGGCATCAAGCCCCCGACGTGCTCGAGCTCGAAGACGGAAACAAGTTCATCGCCTCGGACCTATCCGTGTTCGAGTTCCTTTCCGAAGGCGAACAGCAGCTCGCCGACATCGGTGTGACTGGCGTGCAGCAGCTTGTCGGCATGCTCGACACCATTGCGCAGCGCTTGAACCTCCCAAGCGCAAAAGCCTTCCGCATCGTGAGTGCCGTCTTTCAGATGAGCATCCGTCGGCTCGACCGACGTCCCATGACCCCCTAAGTAATTCCCCCTTCGGAAGATAGATCTTCCGAAGGGGTTTCGATCGGCGTCATCATTCCCACGGGAGGGGGACGAAGGATGACGCACGATCAGCAAGCGAAGTGCATCCGCTGCGGCAAGACAGGCGCTCAGATGTGGGCTTGGATTGCAGGCATTGGGTGGGCGTGCTCCGAAGTTTGCCGGCGGGAGCTGCAGAGCTCACAGCCGAGCCGTAGCGAAACGAAGACGGAACCAAGGGAGGATCCCAATGAACGAACAATTGGATGAGCTCTGTAAGGCACCGATTCAAATCCCGCTCGAAGGCGGGGGGAGTCTCGCGATTCCCTTTGCGCAGTTGCTTGTGATCATCGGCTCGGAGTTGCGCGACCGAAAGATCTTCGTGCTCGACTTCGTTCAAACGCGCGAAGGCGTGAAGCCTTTCCACGTACAGGTTCACGTTCATGATGTGCTGCTCGAGCAAGAACCCGCGAAGCCGTCCACGGAGCTCAATTGAACACCCAAGGCCGGGGCAAGTTCATTGTCCTCGAAGGCATCGACGGCAGCGGCAAGAGCCGACAAGCGACGTTGCTCGCGCAATACCTCAACCTCGCGGGCGTCGATGTCGAACCGACGGGGCACGACTTCGGCAAGCTCATTCGAGCAGCGCTAAGCGGTGCTCGGAAGTTCGATCCGACAGCGCTCGCCCTGCTCTTCGCAACGGATCGAATCGAGCATTCGATCGAGATCTCGCGTCGGCTTGTTCGTGGCGAGAACGTGGTCGGCGATCGGTATGCCCTTTCCAACCTCGTGTACTACGCCGCGGGAACCCATGGGCCCCTGTTCGGTCCGGGGTTCATCGAGCGCCTGAACTGGATCGCGCATGCGAACGAGCACGCCATTGCCCCCGACCTTTATGTCGTGCTCGATGTGCCGGTCGACGTTGCCCTTGCACGGCTTCAAGCCTCCGATAAACCCCGGCGGGAGCTCTTCGAGCACAAGGCGTTTCTCGAACGTGCCGAGACTTGCTATCGGCATGCGGAGCTTGTCCTTCGGCCGAAGAACCTCGGCGAGCCGGTACCCAATTCGGTGCAGCACAAGGTGCAAATCGTCCACGTCTCGGGGGTTGGCCGATGGCACGACGTGCAAGCGCGCATCGTCGAAGCGATCCACCGCTACCTAGGGGACTTCGTTCCGCTGTCGACCGTGAGCGCCTAGACCTGATAGACCTCGGGAAACTACGACCCCGAGGTTCAAGTGTCCAAATTCATCCTGATCAATGCCGTACGGCTCGGAGCGGTGGGTGTTCTTACCCCGGGCACACAGTTTGACGATGCCGTAGATCCGACAACGGTTGCCACCGTCCGGGCAAATGGTGGCGTTCTTTACCCCGACATCGGAGATCAACTCACGGCAGCAGCCGAGATCGCGCGCAGCATGAAGGCGTCCGGCGTAGCGACGGACACGATCGCGGCGTACATGGCGAGCGCCTTCCAAGCGCAGAACTCAACCCTTGGGAACGGGAGCAACGCTCAGCTCGTGTTCTATGTCGACCCTGTTAAGGGGAAGGACTCGAACCCCGGCACGCAAGCTCTGCCGGTGCAACGCATAGCTCAGCTTTGGCGTCTTCTCGTACCGACGGGGATGCAGCTTCCGCCGGGTGCGTCGAGTGCGGCATATGCGATCAACGTGTTGAGCAAGCCGCTCGCCGACGATCGACCCATCGGAACCATGCGCGTTGGATTCGGATGCACCCTCGATTGGAACGCGGGTTCAACCACGATCAATTACACGGGGTCGATCACGGCGGTTACTCCCGCCGCAACGCCGGGCACCAACACGAGCCCCGACCTCACAGATGCAGCTCTCACGGGTGGCACGTGGGCAGGCTTTCCAACTCAGCGCGGTCGTGTGCCGAGCGGAGTTCGAGCCGGTGCGATCTTTTATGGGCAGCACGATCTAGGCGGTGCTCGAACACGAACGGCGAAAGCGATCATTCCTGATCCGAACGTGATCAATCAGATCAGCAAGCTTCCGACGTTGGCAATTGCGGACCCGATTGTGATCGAGTCCCTCATGCAGGTGGAGGCGCTCCCGATGGACTACGACATCGACGACAGCGCAGACACGACCTTCATTGCAAAGGTGCGGTTCAATAACTTCCAGTTCAACAACATGCAGTTGCCGACGAATAAAACCCAATTCGGCCTTGGGTTTTACGGGTGCATCTTCGCAACGTCTGCGGCATCGAGCTCGGGTGTTGGGTCGGGATCGAGTGCAAACTTCTTCGGATGCCTGTTTACGAAGAAGATCGTCAGTCCCCCCGGTTCAAGCCTATGGCTTGTCGCATGCTCGCTTTTGGCAGGTCTCACAGTTACACCCGGATCGATTGTGATCCTCGATGGGGACACGTGTTCGGATTCTGCAGCGGCGAACGACTCGATTGAGAACACCGGGGGGTTTCTGCAGTTGGCGCGGTGCAGCTCCTACGGGTCAATCTCGATTCCAGGAATCCGATGTTATGGTGACACGCTTGTGACGGGCACGGGGCTCTTCGGCTCAACAGCTTGCTACGGCTCGGGTAACGCGAACGTGGGCATGCATTGCCGAAGTGGTCACACCGTGCTGTACAGCACGATCCCCACCATTACAGGGGCGAACAATGATGTTGTCGTTGGCAAGCAAGCGTCCCAAACGTGGGCAAGCTTTGCGACGAACGGCGCTCTCGATGTTTTGACGAATGCTGCGATCGTAAAGACCTGAAAGAGAGAATCAGAATGCATCTACTCGCTAAAAACCTAGAGTTTCGTCGCAAGGTCGAAGAGCGCCGACAAGCAATCCTCGCGAACCCTGAAGCGCATCTCGAGCATGAGATCGAATGGGCAACCCATCCCGATCGAGAGAAGCCGCTTTGGCTCGTCGACTTGGAAGAGGACAACCCCGAGTCCTATGCCGAAGCGCGCGAAGCCATTCTTCGGCATCACGAGACGGTGAACGACCCCCTACTTGCCTCGAAGCATCATGAGACGCTGAAAGTCACCAAAGAACTTGAAGCGGCGGGGATCGAGGTCGACAAGCGACCTCCGTTTCATCGACACGAGATCGAATGGGCTCTTGGCCGCAAGCTCGAGTCGCATGAGAAAACCAGCGTGCACGAGATCGAACCGCCGTCGGACAAGATGATCGAAGCGTTCGATGCTTTCATTGATGTGGCTTTTGCCGAGCGAGTCGAAGGCGTGATCGAACTTGCTCCCGGGCCTTGCATTGTGGATCCCTTTCACCGTGATCCCGGGATGCCGATCGAAGAAGTTGTTCACGAGATGGACGAGATGATGAAGGCGGACCCGATGACGTTCGGGGCAGACTTCGCCGACGGTCCGGATCAAACCGTGAAACTTGACGTGCAAGTCGTCGAGGGGGTGATTACTTCCGTGACCGATGAAGAGTTCGATCGAAACATCGCCTTCGATGCCGAGCATTCGCCGACAACGGACGGAACTCACGAAGAGCCCGAGCCTGACCCGAAGTCGCTCGAGCTCGATGGGCTTCCGCCCAAAACAGAGTGATCTTCGCCGCCCTTCGGAAGATCGATCTTCCGAAGGGCGGTCTCGACCTCCGCGGCATAATGGGGTCATGAAACAATCAATCGGCTTTTTGGTTCTCATCGCGGGACTCGTCATCGGATGCGGTACCCCGTTCGAAGCGGGGCACTCCGCGCGAGCGGACTTGATCGAACAATCCAATGCCGGCACGGGCGGGGGGCATGACGGGGCCGGGGGTTCGGGTGGACGTGTTGACCCATCGTCCTCCGTCTCGAGCGGCTCCGGGGGGCAAGGCGGGGCTGCAAGCTCTGCCGAGAGCTCGAGCGCGGTTACGACGGGCGGCGGGAGCTGCAACCTTCCGCAACGCTGCAAGGATGCGGGCGTTCAGTGCGGCACCGTGACGGTTGATCCGGCGAAGTGCGGCGGGCAGATGTCGATGGACTGCGGTGTCTGTCCGGAAGGGGACACGTGCGGCGACAACGGGCATGTCCAGCAATGCGGTCATGCGTGTGCAAGCCTGTACGCCGCACAATGCCAAGCGGCTGGAGCACCTTTCGTGGGTGGCGGTTACAGTGGCTTCTGTACGTTGCTCCCGAAGGATCAATGCTCTTGGACGGTGATCGACATGTCGACGGCCTTTTGGTGTTGCCCGTGAGCTCAAGTGAATCGAAGAAGCGCTTTCGTCTGAAGATGCAAGCCCTCAAGAAGCCGGGGTTCTCCGTTGAACTACCCGAATCTGAGACCGCTCGCTTCGGCATTCTGTACGTCAACGGTGCCGGCTCGAAGCTTGGGCTTGCGCTCTGTGAGCATGGGCTTCGCGAACTAGCGCGTCAGGCTCTTGCGATTGCGGATGCGAGACCATGCGGACATCCGGTGCATCCACCCGGAAAGAACATCGCATTTGTGGATCATTCGAGCGGGCTTGCATGGTCGGCACAAGTCGCGTGCGTGCATTGCCAGTTCGATACGAAGCACCCGGAGGTCGAGCTCGACGACGCGGGGTAATGCCGGAGTTCTTCCTCGACTTCTATGTGATCTTCAAGAACCCGCGCGACTACCCGAAGCACTTCGTCGTGCGGCAGTTCTGCGGTGTGCTCCCGACAATGAACTTCGCGATCGTGCGCACCCTCGAAGAAGCTAGGCGCGTAATCCCAGAAGGGTGGGTCAACATCGGGCGGTTCGAAACTGACGAACCGCAGATCGTCGAAGTTTGGATCTGAGCGGTGTATCTTCCCGGGCATGACTATCGCCCTTGGAAAGACCGTGACTCCGATCACCGAAGTCAACGGGACCGGTGCCGCTGTTCAGGTCGGAACCATTCCGGCAGGACGAACGCCTCTCACGCGCGGCGTGTTGATCTGTGCCCTTGCGGCGAACGTCGGCAGCGTTTGGATCGGTGATGCGACGGTGACGACCGCGAATGGCTTCGAGCTCGTGAAGGGTGCAAGCCGACTCTTCGAAGTCAGCGACCCGGCGCAGCTCTTCGTCGTTGGGGCGGTGGGCGACAAGATTCACGCTTTGCTGCTGTGATAGCGTTTCGGTCGAATCCGAGGAGGACGACCGATGGCATCCGGACAGAAGCGGGAATTCATCAACAGCCGAGAACGCGCGATCTCGACCGACATCAACCGCATGCAAGCGTTCCTCGGAGCGAGTGCGGCAGAGGTGCTCCGGTGGATGTACGACGCGACGGCAACCGAGGATAAAGCCGGCGGCGACGGCACCCCCGGGGTTGCTGCAGGGACCCCACTCCGGGGAGTCATCCTAAACGGCATTCGACCCCGACCCGAGATCGGTACGAAGAACCTCTTCATTGAGCCGGGAGTCGCAATGGTTTGCGATCCCGACGTGCCGGCGAGCTCCGATGACAGCCCCTTCAAGGTCATCATTGATCCGGGGGTGCAAGTCGCTGGCTCTCTCTTGATGACCGTCGGGGGCGGTGGGGCGACACGAATCGACATCATCGAATGTCAGCGATCCGAAGTCGTGCTCGAGGTCGACAACCGCGATCTCTTCAACGTGCAGACCGGTCTCTTCACTCCGACGAGCGTGAACAAGGTGATCGCGTCGCAGCTCGTCTATCGAATTCGCAACGGTGTGGCCGGGGCTGGCTTTCCCGCGAACGTTGCCGGGTGGATGCCGCTTGCTGTAGCTCGCGTGCCGAACACGGCTCTGACTTGGGACGATTGCGATCTGTGGGACGTGCGCCCTCTTGCGTCTGACTTCGCAAGCCCTGGTGGGTTTCCTGTCACGCAAGCCGAGCCGCTCACGTCACGCAATTGGACTTACGTCAACATCGTGGGAGCGAACGCGAAGCTCATCGGGATCGTTGATACGGTTCAAGGCAGCCGACACGCGGGCGGATTGCTCGCTCCGATCGGCTCATTTATTGACTTGTTCGACACGACGAACGTGCAGTCTCAAGGCCTTGCGCTCGTTTCGCTTACCCCTTGGTACCTGTACTTCATGTTCCCGAAGGGGCTCCCGCGTTGGGCCAAGTACTCAACAGCGGCAAGCGGGTCGCGCATTCCCTTATCGCCCCGTGGCATTCCGGTTGTGACGCAGGTGCACCCGGTCAATGCGATGCAACCAACGCCCGTTGCAGCTTTCAATCTTCCGAGCGCTCTCTTCGGAGTCGCGACGTCAGAGCAGACCGGCGTTGTTGCCGCGACGGGGATTGTCGGTGCGGGTGCAATCACCATTAACGACGTCACAACTCAAAACGGGGAAGCCGTTTACGACCCGCCATTCCAACACCTGGCACTGATCTCCAACGTGGCAAACGTTGTGACCTTCGATCTCACGCTCGGCACTCAAGTGCCGACTCATGTCACGAAGATCAGGCTCTTGTTCGCTATCGAATACACGGGTGCGGCAAACCTTGTCGCATCGATCGCCCGAGCCGTAGGGGTGCTCGATGCGGCGAACTCATTAATTGTCACGCGCAAGAGCAATGCGATTGTGCATCTCGGGCCGCCGGGGGATCAGTTTGATGCCTTTGAGGTGGACGTGCCGATATGGCAGCAAACGAGCGCGGCAGTCGGAACCACACGAAGGTTCACGGTGACGATCACCGGCACGGGGATCACGGTCGGTGCTTCGTGTTCTGCCACCGTCGTAGGGTTTAAGACCGGAACATGACCCTTATTGGAACGCTCGAAGTTGGTGCCGTCCAAACGTCGTCAGGGCTGAGCGTTTTGCTTCAATCGATCGGAACGACTGAAGTTCCGATCCTGCGAATTACGTTCGACGACTTCTTCACGGGCCTCGGTACATCGACGGACTTGATCGCTTCCCAGATCGGAGTCGACCGCGTGCTTTTCCGACGTGTCGATCAGGGAAGGCAACCGCTCCCTCTTGCGGTTGCGAAGCTCGTCGTCGCGGTGGTCCCCCCGACCACACGGGTTGTGCAGGTCGGGACAACAACTTCGACCGAAGTACTTCCAAGGGTGCATCTTGCCGACGTACTCGGAGTCGCACGTTCTTGGACGCCGCTCGATTCCCCCCTTCTCAGAACGCCGCTACCCCCCGACACGCTGCTAGGCGACACACTCTAAGGGCGAGCTGCTGTTCAGATCGGATCGGGCGTCGTAGTCTCTCGACGGTGATCGACCCGTTCCGTATCCCGATGGGTGCTCAAGCCCCTTACGAGCTGCGCTACGTCCTCTCAAGCTCAAAGGTCGACCTCACGCTCATCACGAGCGCACGCTTCTCCTATCGCCGGAATAGCGGCAAGGGAGCGCGGGAAAGCTGGACGGCCGCAACCCAGAACGTAACCCCGCGACGTGTCGAGCTCGTGCACGTCTTCGCGTTGGGCGATGTGCCAGTCGTCGACGAGATCGTCTTCGAACCGGCGATCCTGTGTGGCGTACTCGGGCCCGGTGAGCTCATCGGACCGACGCGAACTCTCATCGTGTTCGACCATCCGAACGCGATGCTCGGACTCTGAAAGGGAATTCAATGAGCGGGCTTTTTCATTCAGGCAAGGGGGGCGTGCTCGGAGCGGCTCTCCAAGTTCCGACCGACAACATCAAGGTCGTGCTCGTCGACTTCGCGCAGTGGACGAAAGCGAAGGCGATCACGGGCGCGACGAACGCGACCCCAATCTCGATTACGTCGACGGGTCATGGGCTTTCGACTGGGGACTTCGTTTCGCAATCTGGGGTCGGCGGAAACACCGCAGCGAACGGTCGATTCCAGGTCACGAACACGGGCGCGAATACGTACACGCTGCAGGATCCGATCACGGGTGCCAACGTGGCCGGGAACGGCGCGTACACGTCGGGAGGCTTCGGGGTCGGGCTCGTCGCGGGCATCAACGCGAACTTGAGCGATATCGACGCCGGGGCGCGCGTGGCGACCTCGGGCAACCTCGGCTCAAAGACGACGAGCACACCGGTTGGCGGTGTGTTTGACGCGGCGGACGTGACCTTCACGGCGGTTGCCGCGGGTGCTGCCTTGCAAGGGATCGTCGGTTACAAGGATTCGGGCGTTGCGGGAACGAGCACCCTCTTGTGGATCTCCGACTCGGCAACGGGGCTCCCTGTAACTCCAAACGGCGGCGACATCATTGCCCAATGGGACAACGGTGTGAATCGCATCTTCAATCTCTGATTGGGAGATCAATCAATGAAACCCGATGAATTGAAAGCATTGCCCCTCGTGAGTCTCGAAGAGATTGCGCATGGGGAACGGCAGCGACGTGACGATGCCATCGCTTCGATCCTCATGGTGCAAGCCGAGATCGATCGTCGTGTGCATGTGATCGATGTGGATAAGCAACTCGCCTCGATGCATCCCGACAAGAAGGCTCTTCTCCTCGAAGCCTTGACCAAGCCTTCGACCCAAGTGCTGCAAGTGGAAGGCATCGTCGAATCCCTCGGGATGGGCGAGCTCAATCAGGGTTGATATGCCGTCTTATGCCGATCGAGTGAAGGAGACGACGACGACGACCGGTACGGGGACTGTCACCCTTGCCGGTGCGGTGACTGGCTTTCAGTCGTTCACGTCGGCGTTCTCGACTGGAGAAGAAGTCTCCTACGTAATCGAGGACGGAACGAACTGGGAGATCGGGTCTGGCATCTTCACAACCTCGGGAACAACGCTCTCGCGCGACGTGGTGCAAGCGAGTTCCAATGCCGGAGCACTCGTCAACTTCGGGGCAGGCTCGAAGAACGTCTTCGTCAGCTTGTCGGCTCTCGACATCTCATCGCGTGGCCGACTCTCGGCACAGAGGTTTGCTGTATGACGACACCCAATAAAGATCCCATTTGGGCCAAGACTCCCGCGACGACGTACGGCGCGACCATCGCGACGGCGAACACCGCAAAGGATGGCACGGGTACGGTGGTGCTCATCGCAACCGCGGGTGCCAACGGCGCCATCTTGCGAAAGGTCGTGTGCGAAGCCATCGGCACCAACATCGCATCAACCCTTCGGTTGTTCCGGAACAACGGATCAACCAATGCGACGCCAGCAAACAACAGCCTGATCAAGCAAGTCAGTTTGCCAGCGACAACCTTGACCGAGGTTGCTGGACAATCCCCGGTTGAGATCGTTCTCAACATGCCAATGGTTGCCGGCGAGCGGCTGTATGCAACCATTGGCACGACCGTCGCGGCCGGGTGGTCTCTGTCGGTGCATCAAGGGGACTTCTGAGATGGGTTGTCGAGTCCTCATATCAACGCCGACAGAGCGGATTCAATACACGGCTCGGACCCGTGCCGAAGTCCTTGCGATGCGTATGTGTTGCGCGAACGATCTCGACGTCGGCGAGTTCCTCGCATCGATTGGGTTTTGGTTCCCTGATCAGAACGTTCGCAAGGTCGACATACGCCTTGGAGGTGGAACGGCCGCTTCGATCTCGGAGACATGGGACAAGCCAATCGACGCGAGGATCTGCAACTTCATCATTCAGGGTGGGGGTGCAGGTGGGGGAGCTGGAGTTACGACGGCTGCAACCGGGGGTGGGGGTGGCGGTGGATCGAGCGGCGGTATAGCTCGACTCGGATTCAGTGCCGAGCAAGTGCCCGATGGTCTCGTGTTCAACATCGGACGCGGTGGGGCGGGAGGTGCATCGAGCGGCAACAACGGCAACACCGGCGGCAACACGACCATTGTTGAGATGAGTCAGAACGTGACTCTCTTCACGACGTCAAACACGGCTGGTGCGGGTACAGCAGGGTCGGCAGGAGCTGGCGGGAACGCCGGCTCGGCCGGCGGTGCACCGGCATCAACCGCATGGTCGGTGACAGCATTCTCGAACGAGCGAACGGCAGGGCAGAATGGTGGGGCAGGAGGGGCTACAGGAGCCGGTTCGAACGGGACAGGCGGCTCCACTCAAACCTTTGCAGGTGGCGGTGGGGGAGCCGGTTATACCGCCGGTACAGCGGCTGCCGGTGGCACGAGTTCGGGCTCGAGCATTGTTCGGACAAGTGCCGGTGGGGTCGGTTCGAATGCCGGTGCAGGTGGGAACGGGGACAACGGCGACGGCACGCTCCTAAGCGACATGCACCCCGTGCTTGTTTCTGCCGGTGGGGGTGGGGGTGGAAGTGGTGGCACGACGGGGGGACTCGGGGGCAAGGGTCACTATGGATCGGGGGGCGGTGGTGGGGGAGCTGGGATCGGATCGGGTGGGGCCGGTGGGGATGGTGGTCCGGGGTTCATTGTGGTCGTGACGTGCTGACATGTTCGGTTTCAATCCGATCTCGACAACGCCGCTCGATACCCTTCCGACCGGAGCTACCCAAACTCTGTCGGTGACAGGGATTCAAAGCGGCGAACAGAGCGGCTCGCCACAACTCAATCTTCGCATTACGCCGGTCGGTGTGCCTTCGAGTGAGAACGAAGGCAAAGGACAGATCAATCTCAAGATCTTCCCGATTGGGCTTCCCTCAAGTGAGAACGAAGGCAGAGTGAACCTCGTTCTGAACCTCGTTCTCATTGGCGTGCGGAGCTCGGAGATTCAAGGGCGTCCGACCTTGCTTCCTCAGCCGGTGACCGTGCAATTTACCGGCATCCGTTCGAGTGAAGTGCATGGGACCCCGAAGCTCTCTCTTGCGTTGCAAGTTGCAGGCGTGCGGTCGAGCGAGCGCCTCGGGTTACCGAAGCTGACAATCGCTGTTCTTCCGACTGGGATCCGGAGCTCTGAAAGCTTCGGCCAACCCCTCGTCAAGATCGGACAGACACTTCACGTATTCGGCGTGCCGAGCTCCGAGAGTTTGGGCAAGGGAAGTGTTGCGCGAGCTGTACGGATCCCGATCACGGTGACGGGACAACTCTTCGAGCCGGGGAGCTTCATCGGAGTCTTGATCGAGCCGGGGAGTTCCGAGTCCGGTACGTTGCACGAGGGGACGGCGTTCGCCGGCAAGCTCGAAGACTCGTGATAACGTCCGGGCATGCGATTCGGCTATCTACCCGACCCTTTTGATGCTCGCGACCGACTTCTTCGACGTGACTTGCTCGGCGTGCCGGCCGAGATGCCGCCTCCCGAGGCGTCCCTAAACAGCTTCCTCCCGCCGATCTTGGATCAGCAGAATGAAGACTGTACGGCTCACGCGACGTGGTACGCGCTGCACATCGCGGCTTCGAAAGCAGGCATCGAGCTCGAGCAGGTCTCGCGGCTGTTCCTCTACTGGAACGCGCGGAACTACCACAACGGGACGAACTTCGACGGCGGGACGTACATCCGAGCGGTCTTCAAGGCGCTCGGCAAGCTCGGCTTTTGCGATGAGGATTGGTGGCCGTACGGCGGTGAAGAGCTCGTGAACGAGCGACCCGAGATGGTTGCTTACGAGATGGCGATCGATCAGGTGATCGGGCTCGAGTACTACCGAATCGATTCAACCGGAGCGCAGCGCGTACTCGATGTGATGAACGCGATTCACCACGGGCACGCGGTGGTCTTCGGGATTCTCGTCGACAAGGGTTTCGTGCATGCAGAGCACGACCTTGAAGAACCGGTCTCGGAAGCCAACGCAACCGGCGGGCATGCGCTCACGATCACGGCGTATGACGAGAACGGGTTTTACGGGCCAAACTCGTGGGGCCCGGCGTGGAATGGGAACGGCTTCTATCGGATGTCGAAGCACTTCCTCGCGTCGGAAGCTCCGACCGATCTGTGGGTTGTCGTCGCGGCTCCGCAATTCAGTGATGATCGACAGACGACCCCAAGAGGTGACCAGTGAAAGCGATCGTTTTGATTGGGTTGCTCACGGTGTGCGGGTGCCGGATTCAATGCGCGAACGAACCCCCGGGCAAGGTCGGGTCCGGCGCATGTCCTAGCTCGAGCTCGGACCCCATCCGACCGACACCCATCCCGCCAACACCGGAGCAATGCGGCGCGGCTTGCCATCGTTACGAAGAGCTCGGGTGCGTGCCGGAGAGCCTCGGGAGCCCGAAGGGTTTATCGTGCCGGGAGGTTTGCGCGAAAGCGTCAGCCGAAGGGATCGACATCACAAGCAACGGTTGCGTCGCAACCGCGAAGAGCTGCGCAGACGCGCGAAAGTGCAGGTAGGAGAAACCCCATGGCTAAGTTCTTTTTGATCAACAACCTCAGGCTCGGCATCGCGTTCTTTGAAGCGAGCCAAACGCTCGACGATGCGGTGGATCCCGTAGCGGCAATCCGGGCGGCCGGCGGCATTCTTTGGCCGGTCGCTGACGCGGGTGTGGCTGCAGCAGCGGCGAACGGTCAGACGCTCAAGCTGCAAGGGGCTCCGCCCGAAGACGTTCAAGGGATCATGGTTGCAGCGCTCGAAGCGTCGATCTCGAACATGGTCCAAGGACAGCGCTCGGTGACGATTACGCAAGCCGCAAACCTTGCGGGACTCGGGGCCGGCGTGAAGACGCTCGACGTCAACGTTGGGCTCGTGCTTCCGACGGGAGCACGTCTCACGAGTCCCCCAACGCTCGAAACCGTAACCCTCTTCGACGACGCGGCGCACGGTACGTATGCCGTCATCGTCGGCACGACGGTCGGCGGAAACGAGATCGCGACTACTCAAAGCGTTGCGGCAGGTCAAACCGGGTTTCCCAAGATCATGACGGCCGGTGCGGCAGGCTTTCCACAAGCGTTGCAGAGCGCGGTGCAGGTCAAGGCACGGCTCACGTCATCCGTCGATCTCAACACGGCAACGGTCGGAGCCGTGACGATCGTTCTTGGGTTCGTCGTTCCTTCGGCGTTCCTCTAAACCACAACGCAGTTCGAGCCTCTTGGGAGGAGGAGCGATATGCAAATCGTCAAAGTAGTGATCTGGGATCCGTCGGGAAAGTTCGCGGAAGGCACCTTTCTCGAGGGACTTCGACAAATGCCTGTCATCGAAGGGAGGGGCGCGGTGCTCCTCCCTTGCGATGTCGACTTGTTTCAACGGTCGGGGGTCGGGGGGTACTTCATGCGCCGATGGGGCATGGGCTGGGCGTACCAAGGGCACGTCGCTTCACGCGGATGCCCGATGGTGCTGCATGTCATGCCCGACCGTCCCTTCATTCATTGGGCGGCTCGGCTCATTCCAGCAACGCGCACGATGCCCGAGGGCGAGGTTCCCGAGACGGACTTTCACGGGCATCTACGGCTTACGTCGGACTCGTCACAACCGAGTGCGCTAAGCGGCGGATTGAGCGCGGACAGCGATACGATCGATCTCTCGAAGCTTGGACCGGCGGACCCGCAAGGCGGATGGATCATCCGCGGTCGCTCGCGCCTTTCCGTGGTTGAGCGGGGCTTCTTCTCGTTCAGCCTGTATGGGCTCGCGAAGGGTTTGAAGGTGCTTTGGAGCGCCGTCTCGCAAAGCTCGACGGACTGACCCTTTCAAGAGGCGTGTTAGCCTGCCCCCGTGAGCCTTTGGAACACGGTTTCAACGTTGACGCGGGGGGTTGCGGCCGAGCTTCTCGGGAGCGCTGGACGAGCTCTCGGGGGGCTTGCCGCGCGGGTGACTCCTTCGGAAGATCGATCTTCCGAGGACAGGAGAAAACACCTCGAATCTCTTGCACATTTCGGAGTGCGACTCTCCCCGGAAGCGGCAGCGATGATCGCATCGAAAGCGCCCGATCCTCGGAGCGTTGCTTTCCAAGAAGAACCGCCTTCGTATCTTGAAGGCAGCGTCGAAGCTCGGCGCGCGAGAGCTCAGGGCGAACGATGAGCATGATGATGCCGCTCATGTCGGATCCCGTTTTGCGGGGCAAGAACGGCGATACGTACGCCGTCTCGAGCTTCGGCACGAACGCGACGACGTTTGGACCTGACTTCAAGGTCAACGATCTTTGGAACACCGATCGCCGGAAGGAACTCACTTACCGCGAGACGTTCTTCAAGTGCACACAGCACGATCACAAGGCGTTCAACTTCAACGGCTCGACGATCAAACCGGGACCGGTTTGGACACAGCCCTTGCTCTCGAGCGCGCAGATCACCCATTACGTGCCGCTTGATGCAAGGCGCCCGAGCTCGCCGGTGCGCATCTCGAAGAAGATCGTGAAGGACTTCACCACCCTCGTGTTCGGGCACGGGCGCTTTCCGACGATCAAAGTCGTGGGGGACCCGGAGACACAGGACTTCTGCACGGCGCTATCCAAGGCGCAGAAGCTCCCGACGATCATGCTTCGTGCGCGGGACATCGGCGGGAGCGTTGGCACGGTCGGGCTCTCGTGGCGGTTCTACGCCGGCAAGCCGAGGACGCTTCCCCACAACGGCAAGAACCTGTTCGTGCACGAATGGGAGGATCGCGAAGAGCTCATCCCGTCCCACGTGTCCGAGATCTATCAAGTCAAACGCGAGGAGTTCGACCCGAAGAAGAAGATGGTTGTCGATCGCATCTACTGGCATCGACGGGATTGGACGCCGCTCGCCGACGTTCTGTTCGTGGATACGCCGGTCGACGATGACAATCCGGAATGGGTTGTCGATGAAGCGCACATCCACGGTGACGGCTTCTGTCACTTCGTGTGGATCCAGAACATCCCCGACGACGAGAACATCGACGGCGAGCCGGATTACGAAGACATCTACGAGAATTGCAACACGCTCGACGTCTTGAATTCGGTGCTCGCGAAGGGTGCCACGCTGAATCTCGATCCCACCCTTGTGCTCAAGATGGATCCCGACCTCGTAAAACGCACGGCGGTGCGGAAGGGATCAGAGAACGCGCTCATCGTCGGGCCCGACGGAAACGCGAGTTACATGGAGCTCGCCGGGACGAGCATCTCGGTTGGGATCGCACTCGTAGACAAGGAACGCGCTCAAGCGCTCGAGACCGCGCAATGCGTTGCGCCGGACCCCGACACGATTGCAGCGGCGGGGCTCTCGAGCGTTGCGATTCGCGCGATCTATCAAGGCATGCTCGGCGCGGGGGACGTGCGCCGGACGCAATACGGAACGGGGATCGAACGTCTGCTCGAGCAGCAGGTTGCAAGCTCGCGCCGCAAGCTGAATGTCGACGATGCATCTACGCCGGAAGATGAGTCCGAAGGGTCGGCGGTCGAAGTCGAATACGACGAAGAGACAGGCGAAGAGACTCCCGTCGAGTACTACCTGAACCTTCCTCCCCGGGTTGTTGTGTCCGACGTGCGGGACGAGCACGGCGAACCGACGGGCGAGGTAGAGACGAAGTACATCGAACGTCGCCCGGGGGCCGGCGGACAGATCGAGTGCGATTGGCCGGAGTACTTCCCCGATACCGCGACCGATCAGAAGGATCGAACCTCGACGAATGCGGCAGCGGCGGGAGGGAAAGCGGTTATGTCGCATCGCTCCGCAGTTGAGATGACGGCGAAGAGCTTCGGGCTCGATCCGACCGAAGAATGGACGGCTGTCTCGAAGCAAGTGCAAGCCGAGCGGGATGCCGAGTTGCAGATGTTCCCCGGGACCGGCGGCGAAGTCGTCGATCGAAACCAACTCCCGCCGGGAGCTGACGAGCTCGGACCGGCCGGACATGAGCAACCCGATGGGACAGCCGACCCGCAAAGCGACCCCGTTGTTGTCGTAGGAGGCCGCGGGGGGTTCGCTGAAGCTTCGGCAGCATCGGCAACAGCGAAAGTGCAGATGACCCAACTCACGAAGGTGCTCACGATGAACGAGCTTCGTGCAGCGGCCGGCGTGGGCAAGCTCATGATCCCGGGCACGAATACGCCGGATCCCGATGGGGATCTCGTCATGGCGGAATTCGAGGCGAAGCGATGTGCCAAGGGCAAGGTTGTCGGCGAAGCCGAAGCTGCCGACGAGGTACCCCCGCCCGGGGATGCTGCAGGGGTTCAAACCGCTCCGGCGCTTCCGAAGGGGGGCAAGGAAGCTCCCGTTTCCCGGAGCGCTCAAAAGGGCGCTCAGAGCCCCGGAACGAGCTTCCCGCCTGAGGAGTGATGCCGTCTCGGCGAAGTACCCCGGCGGACGCACTTCGAGCGAACCGTGCGCGAGCTGCCGACCTCGCGCAAAAGGTCGGGGTGCAGAAGGTTCAGTCGATGTTGCAGCGCGCAAACGACGACCTCGAGAAACGGCTGCATGAGGCAACACAACTCCGGGGACGCGGCGAAGAAACGTTCTCGGTAACGCAGATGCGCGCGACCGTCGCGCAAGTGAAGGACACGCTTCGGTCTCTCACAACGGGGATGAAGGGGCTCATTCTGGATCAGGGGCAAGCGGCGGTGACGGCCGAAGTCTCGGGAACGCTTCGCTACCTGAACGCGGCCGAGCGGGAGTTTCGCGGCGTCAATCAACGGCTGCAGCTACCCGAGGCGGGCATTCTCGACACGGCACAGAGCGGCGTCGAGACGAGCTTGCTCCGAAGGATCGCGACGGACCCCTCGCACCCCGGACATGTCGGCGTCTTGAACCGCTACGGCGCGAACGTGATCGGAAACTTCGAGCAAGAGTTGCAGCTCAAGCTCTTGGCGCGGAAGCCGTGGGACGAAGTGCGCGCGGGGCTCGTCGAGCAATCCCCCTTCTTGCAGGGTGCGCCGGCTCATTGGGCCGAGCGCATCGTTCGCACCGAGTCGATGTACGCGAGCAACCGGGCTGGGTGGGAAGCCACGCGCGCGGCGAACTCCGAGCTCGGGGACATGGTGAAGATCCTGTGCGCGACGTTCGATGATCGAACGGGCTCCGATTCGATCGCGGTGCACGGCCAGATCCGACGGCCGAATGAAGCCTTCGAAAGTTGGTTTGGCGCCTATCAGCATCCGCCGAATCGCCCGAACGATCGCGAGACCGTCGTTCCGCATCGCATCTCGTGGCCGATCCCCGACACGCTCAAGCCTCGGAGCGACGGGGAAGTAGCGGCTCGATGGTTTCAGGAGAAGCGTAAGGGAGCGCCTCCCGGTCGACCCCTCATGTCGACGGTGGACGTCTCGCTCTTCGGTCGGCAAGAACCCCCGAAGCTCGAGCGGAAGCAACCGGAGCTACCGCAGCAAGCCGCGCCGCAACCTGAAGTGATTGCTCCGGCCGAAGGCGCGACTCCGATCGCATCGCCGGAAGTCGTGAGCTCGAGTCCGGCACCCGTTGCACCCGAGCCGAGCGAACCGCAAGCGCCCGAAGCTCAAGCGGAGCGTCCTCGTGTGCTGCCGCGCTTCCGAAACGAAGCGGCTCGCCGTCGTTATGCCGAAGGGCAGCTCGATCAACTCCCGAGGCTCCCGCCAGAAGAAGCCGGCGACGACATCATCGTGCGGCATCGGTTCGAGACGAAGAGTGAGGCCTTCGACGAAGCCACGCGCGATCGACTCGAGAGCATCGCGAACGATCTCCGTAAGCTCGAGAAAGCCGACGAAGCGCCGCTACCGCGGAACGTGCGCATCGAAGATCTGATCGCGACGCAACCCGATGTCCGATCGGTGCACGTGCTCGAAGACATCAACCGAACGAATGCACCCGTGCCCGTTGTCGTGCGGCAAGGCGGGAAGCTTTACGTTCAAGAAGGGCTCGAGACGCTCGTCGCTCGTGATCTCGCGGGGCATCGCACGGCACCCGTGCACATCATCAATCTCGACACGAAGACACCCTTCAAGGCGCGACCCAAACCGCCGGCTCCGACCCCTCCCCCTGCCGAAGAGGAGAAGGGGATCCCGGTCAAGAAGGTGCCGGCGAAGGATTATGTCGAGCACCTAAAAAAGTATGTCAAAGGGCGTCCAAAAGCTGTCGAGGTCTTCGGCGATGTTGCGAAGCATGCACAGCAGATATTCGGCGAACACGCTCCAACTCTCGAGACGCTCGAATCAACTTGGGGGTGCGAACACACGGGGCACACCGTGCAGGTACAAAAGGTGTCTTCGAGTCATTGGGGTGCCACGGTTGAGATTCAATACGAAGGCGCGATCATGCGCGAAGGTCGTGAGGTTGGATCCATAATCCGCACGTTCAAGAAGCACCCAACGGGTCGATTCGAAGTGCATCACGATTACTTCAAGCTCGATGTAGCCGGCGAGCAGGGCAAGGGGCTTGGCGAGTCGATGATGCGGCAGGCGATTCAGACGTACGACAAGATCGGCGTGCATGACGTCACGGTCGATGCGGCATGGATCGGCCGGTATACGTGGGCGTCGTTTGGCTACAACTGGGATGCCGAGGAAGCGAGCAACCGCGAGTTCGGTCTTTGGAATTACTTGAAGGACAAGGGGATCGAAAGGGATCGAGCTGCTCGAATCGCGAAGCAAGTTGCTCATCGCGCGTGGGATGTCGCGGGACTCGATGTCGATGGCATCCGAGTCGAAGCGATGGTCAATACCGGTGGGAAAACGAAGCTCATACCGGACATGACGGTCGGCAAGGCGTTCATGCTCGACAAGGGCATGTGGAGCGGAAAGCTCGTGATCAACAACAAGAACGATCCGAGCTACCTCCGCGCGAAGTCGCGCCTCAAGCTTTAAGCCGTATGCCCATCTCAAAGCGGCTCAAGATGTCGACTCGACTCGAGTGCCCTTTCGGGATGCACTCCCCCGCGCGCTTGATCAGATCTTCGATGGCGTCAGGAGTGAGCTTCTTCTCTCGCCCAAGGCCGACGGCTTCTTCGAAGAGCCAACCCAACGTGTCCCAATCGGGTTGTCCTTCGGTCGCGTTGGCATAGTCCGCCGAAGCTTCGAGCTCGACGGCTAGATCGTTGTCGCCCTTCCCACGTTCCCGTCTTGCGTTTTTGCTCATGATCCCATGATGACGCCGGGGAGCGCCCCTTACGGAAGCGCGATCTTCCGTGCTACCTCTTCTTGCATGAAACCGTTCAAGATCACGCAACCGGGGGAAGCGGGGATCGGCCGAGCAGCCGACGGAAAGTTCACGCGCATCGTTCCGCCGGGCCCTCAGCGAATCATGAAAGAGGCGACCGAGCAGGGGCTTGATGTCGACCGTGTGATCAGCGAACGGCGAGCGCCCGACCACGCGGTCCCAAAGGGCAACCCGTTAAGCACCGGGCCCGAGGGTGGGCCGGTGAACGACGCGAACAAGAAACCATTCAGGATTTAGGAATTCCTTCGGAAGATCGATCTTCCGAGGATTGAGGAGTAGCAACATGGGTGACGGAAAAACGAGCCCTTTCGGCAACGGCAAGGGCGGAATGGGAGGCGGCAGCATGGGCAAGGGCAATGACTTCGTAACGAACCCCGGCGGCAGCGGCTCGAGCGGACAGAAGCCGCGCGACTTCGTAAACGCCTCGCGTCCGCAGTCTTCGGGCGGTGACACCACGATCAACACCGAGACGATTCCCGAAGGTGGCATCCGTTTGCAGGCGGATCCGAAGGGGGACGACAAGGGCAACCCGATCGGAACGACGGCGAGCTCCGACGGCGGGACTCGCAAACCCCCGTTCAAGTTGAACGGTTGAACCCATGGGACAGATCAACGTAACGGGAGCACTCGTCGCGGGGCCGCCGGCCTCGGGCGAAGTCTTTCCCGGAGCATCGTCGAACATCCCGCTTTCGCTCGCATCCAATCCCAAGATCGCGGGCGTTATGACGGGTTGCCTTACGAGGCTCATCGCGAGCCCCGGGGGCTTCGTTACGTTGAGCGGCGTCGGAGCAACCGACACGGTAACGCACGGCGATACCCTTTATCTGAAGTGCGATGCGGAGCTTTCCGTTCGGCTCACGCAAGACGATGGGCTTGGCGGGAACGTGGTCTCGACTCTGTTTTTGAGCGGAGCGAACCTCTTGGAGTTCTCGCCGACGAAGTTTCTCAAGCTGCTCGAGGTAAAGGGGACCGCAACGATCGAGTATTTCGTTTCAGGTTTGATCTGACGTTTAACACCCATTCCGGGGAGATATCGACATGAGTGCTTTCAAAGATTCGATGAACCGAGCGGACCTCAATACGGTGGCCGATCAGCTTCGTACGGTGAAGCTCGGCAAGCTTTTGCGCGGGCAGCTTCCGCAAGTGATCCGCAAGTCCGTACCCGTGCTCGATGGCGCACAGCTCGCGACGTTGACGTCGAACGTGCTCCCGAACGATGCCAAGGCTTGCACTGTCATTCGTGCGAACGGCCGAAGCATCGGCGGCGGTGGTTCGGGCACCATCGGAGCGGACCTTGCGATTCAAGCCTACGGCGCGACCCCCGGTGCAAACCAGATCGCGGTAGCCCCGAACGGCGACATCGTGACTCTCGCGGCCGACAAGTGGACGGATCTCGACATCACGTACCTTCCCGAGCGTGGGGATGTGGTCGTACTGCCCGAGCTTCCCGTTGCAGTCGGCTTGCTGACTCTGCCGTCGATGGTGCTCGATGCGGCCGGGACGAGCCGCGCGATCTACTTGATCAACGCGGTCGTGACGGCCGGCACGGTGACGGGTCGCAAGATCATCCTGGTGCCTGCCGCGGGTTTGCCGGCGACGACCAAAGCGCAGATCCACACGAACAAGCTGCAGGTGCAGTTCAACAACGCGACGGACGCGCCGACGAAAGCCGTCGTGACGTTGCTCATAACGGCAGCCGACGATCTCGGGGCTATCCTCGAAGGTGCAGACTCGGAGCTCTAATCGAGCTCGGAAAACGTTCGGGAGGACGAGACCATGGTTCTTGATCAACAGACAGCAGCCGGAGCGCAGGGAGGCGCGACGGCTCCAAAAACCCAATTCGTCGGATCAGCAACAGGGATGAGCTTCGCGCATGCCGCGACTGATCCGACAGCCGAGCCGGCAGAGACGGTCGTCGAGACAGCGACCGAACCCACAACCCTCGCGACCCCACCCAAGAGCGTTCTTACGGCGGACCTTCCCCCGGAAGCGCTCAAGGCTCGTCTCGAGCAGACCCGCAAGACGGCATCCGCGGAAGCGCGAGCGGCAGTCCTTCGCGAGCTCGGGATCGAAGATCCAGCAGCCTTTAAGAAGGCGCAGATCGACAAGGAAGCGGAGCTCAGGAAGTACAAGGAAGCCGAAGAGAAGCGACGTCGCAACGCGATGACGGAAGCCGATCGGCTCAAAGTCGATCTCGAGAACGAACGAAAGAAGAAGCTCGAGCTCGAGTCGAAGCTTGAAGCGCTCGAAGCGCAGCAAGTCAGTCACGAGCAAGAGATCGTTGTTCGCGAAGCGGCCGTCGAATACGTCGATCCGGAGATGTACGACTTCGCAAAGTCGAAGTTCTCGTCTCACGTCAAAGCGTTGATGCAGGAAGAAGGGGGTGCCGAGAAGGTTGCGGCGTACTCGGTTCGCGACGTGAGCCGGTTCTTTCGTGAGCTCGTGCGGAAGTATCCCAAGCTCGCGAAGGCCGATCCCGAGGACGCGAAACCGGAAGCGAAAGTCGAAGTGAAGATGCCCGTCGTTCCTTCCCGACCGCCTATCCGTCGGCCTCTCACGAACGGGGCACCTCCCCCGCGTCTTGCTCCGAAGCCGCCGGCACCTGTTCAATCCGCCGGCACGAACGCGAACGGCAAGACGTTCAAGCCGGGCCAAAAGAACTCGATGAGTCGGCAAGAGCTCTCCGCAGAGCTCAAAAAGCGCGGACTCAAGTCCTGGTAAGCTCCGACGGGTGGACACTTCCGCCCGGTACTACCTCGACAGAGACGGCGATGTCGTTCTCTTCCGCTACACCGAAGACCTCCGCGTAGACGATCACGTCGCAGAATCCGACGAGGGGAAAACTACGCACGTTTACCCCTTTGATTCGACCGAAGAGGGGTGCAGCTTTTGTCACGAAGGTCGATGCGTGCAGCGTGTCGAATGGCTTCCGAAGTTCGGAACAGCGACCGTTGTGCATGCCTCTCACGACGAGCTTGACTAGACGAATCTGAAAACTTCGTGATACGTCTTTCAGCGTCACCGAAACGCGAGAGCTCAAGAGTCACGTGCCGCCGACGGTCAACGGGCGATTCCTCGAGATGCTCCCCGTGAAGGCTTCAGCCACACCACACGGAGGATTGATCCAATGGCCGTCTCGAATCTTGTGCTCGGCGTTCCGCCGGCGATTTTGAATCTGATCCAAGAAGGTTTGCTCGAGCGCGCGTTCCACGACGGGCTTTTCCCGGCGCTGCAGTACCGAGCCGAGGCACAAGACGAAGAGTGGGGTGCAAACAGCGGCACCGAGATCTTCATGTCGCGACCGGGCTTGCTTGCTCCGGTTACGACTCCACTCCTTCCCGGCGTCGATCCGACTCCGCAAACCGTGAGCTATGAGCAGTGGGGCGCGAGGCTTCAGCGCTTCGGCGGGACGATCGATACGCACATCCCGACAAGCGTTGTCGCGAACGCCGATCTGTTCCTGAGGAACATAAATCAGCTCGGGTTGCAGGCGGGACAGTCACTCAACCGACTCCCGCGCAACGTGCTCTTTCAGACTTACCTGCAGGGGCAGACGTGTCTGATTGCGGCGGCAGTTGCCGGCGATACCTCGATTCGCGTGGCGTCTTGCAACGGCTTCTCGACCGTCGTGACGAAGGGCGTGAACGTCCGGCCGGCGAACGTTTCGGCTGCAGCTCCGCTTTCGATCACGATCGCGGGTGTCACGGGTACCCGCAACGTGGTCGGTGCAGTGCCCGACAACCCGGACGACGGCAACGGCCCGGGAACCCTCTTGCTCGATGCTGCCGTTGGCGGTGCCGGTGCAGCGAACCGCGCGTCGGTTCTCTCGGTTGCAGCACCTCGGATCATCCGCTCCGGCGGTGGAACGAGCGTCGATGCCATCACGGCCGGCGACACGTTCACCCTGCAGGACATCATCAACGCGGTGAACCGTCTGCGGAAGAACAACGTCCAGCCGCACGAGGATGGGCTCTTTCACGCGCACATCTCGACCGACGGCAACAACCAAGTGTTCGCCGACCCCGCATTCCAGCGGCTCAACACGGCGCTTCCCGACGGCATCTACTACCGCGAAGCGTTCATTGGAACGATCGCCGGGTGCGCGTTCTTCTTGAACAATGAGAACCCCGAGCCGGGCAACGCCGGCACGCGTGTCGCGACCGGCACGAGCGCCTTCTACTCGACGGACATTGGCGCCGAGACCACGAACAACAGCGGCGTGAACATCGCTCGCATCCTCGTGACGGGGCGCGGTGCGCTGTATGAAAAGTGGCTCGACGAGAAGAAGTACGTCACCGAAGCCGGCATCACCGGCAAGGTTGGCGAATTCCAGATCGTCAATGCAGGGATCGAAGTTCAGACGGAGCGAATCCGTCTCATCCTCCGCGCGCCGCTCAACCGCTTGCAGGATGTCATCGCGGCGACGTGGAGCATCACCACGTCCTTCCCCGTGCCGAGCGACGTATCGGCCGGCGGGCCCGAGCTCTTCAAGCGCGCGATCTGCATCGAGCATGCTGCCGATAGCTGATTACTAAAAGTCTGCGGGTGATTCCTAGCCCCGTGGCCCTCGGCTCTTGATCCCCCCATCAAGAGCCGAGGGCTTTCGTTTGTCTGTTGATCGGTGCAAGACTGCAGCGGGAGGTTTCAAACCATGGCACGTGCAGCGATCAAAAAAGATGAAGAGCGGGTAACGATCTTGAATGCGACGGCTCCGGCCGAATTGCCTGAGATCGATGCGTCGGAATTGGTGTCGACGAACGAGGTTGTCGGCGATGCGACGAAGCGGAACAAGCCGGTCCCGAAGTCGGAAGAAGTGGTTGTGAAGCGATATCGCGTGACGCGCGTACCGGCGAGCGGGATGGTTCTGTCGAACAACAACCGATGCCGCATGCCGATCGGCAAGATCCTCGATGGTCGGAGCTACAATCTTCGAGAGCTCCACAATCAAGGCGTCGGGCTCGAAGAGGTGCGCGAAGAGCCGCAAGAGACCTCAAGTCTCAACCTCGACTGAGCTCACGCGGAGGAAGTTGAATCATGCCCCTTACCGAACAAGAGAAGGTCCGGACCCGCGATCACATGGGTTACTTGAACGTCGTCGATGTGCAGACCTTCGTTCTCGGAACACCGGCAGCCGTGGAAACGCAGTTCCTGATCGAAGGGGCGATGAACAAGGTTCTCGAGCACGCTCTGCCGTTGTTCCGGCAGATCTTGGCTAAGTGCGACCTGATTCTCGAGCAGAAAGTCGACGACTTGGAGAACCTTGCGGTGGATGAGCTTGGGGACATCAAGCTTCGAAAAGATGAGCAGGCGCGGCTCGATGATCAATACGACTATTGGGTCGCGAAGCTCGAGAACATGCTTGGAGTGCCTCGGAACCCGTTCGATAAAACGAGGATGGGTCGGGGGATCAACGTGGCGGTTATGGGTTGAGTCCTTCGGAAGATCGATCTTCCGAGGCGGGAGGAATGATGATGCGAATTCAATACTTGCGAGCGGGCTTTTCCGTTGCAGCGGTGGTCTTCGCGACCATGGCGATCGGTGCAACCTATCAAGGCATGCTGGGATGCACGCCACACGAGGTCAATCAGGTCGCAAAGACCGTGACGGATGCAGCATGCACGGAGCTCGAGATCATTCGGCCAAACAACACCGTGAAAATGGTGTGTGTGGTCGCGACCGAGCTCGAGCACTTGGTCGATATCCTTGGAGTCGAAAAGGTCCAAGCGATGGCAAAGACTCCCGAGGGCAAGGCGCTGATTGTGGCGCTCGCTCGAAAGGGGATCTGACGTGCCGCGACCCCGACCTCTTACGCCTTCCCAAGCGAAGAAGACCCTTGCGGCCAAGTTCGCCGGCAGGAAGGGAAAGGTCGGACTCGCCGATAGATTGCGGCAGCTCAACACGAAGTTTGGGATCAGGTCGAAGCGGGTCTTTCTTGTTTGGACCCGCTTCGACGGCGCCGAGACGGGGGAGGGACAAGAGACCCGGCTTGCGGAGGTCGAGCTTTTGCCGACCCCGAAGATCGCCGATCTCTCGAGCGTGGCGCTCAACCCGTACAGCGTCGGAACGATCCCTATCGGAAGCATCCGTGTCACCGAGGTGAGCGCGGGGCAGTACACGCTCGACGACCTCATGGGAGAGATCATCCCGGGGCTCACGACGCGCCTAGCCGAGATGCCCGAGGTGAGCTTTTTTTACGAAATGCGCGAGGACGGGCGCGGCGACGATCCTCCTTCGCGTGATCGGTTTCGTTTGGTGTCGCAACCGAACCGCGACGAAGGCGGGGTTCAATGGCAGTTCATTCTCGAGCGCTCGAGTCAGGATCGATCGCGCGCGGGCTTGAGCACGTACGGGTCCGGCGGTTGGCGGCAAGTGTGAGTCGCAAGCTTTTGAGCTACACGGCGAACCTCGAACCCGAACAAGTCGAACGGTTGCAGGTGATTCGAACGCAGTCCCAAGAGTCGGTCGCGCGTCTCGTTCGCGAGGGCATCGATCTTGTGCTCGCGAAGTACGAAGGGGATGCTGTGAAGCATGCCGGCGATTCAACTCAAGGGTGCGGCGAGCTGGGTCGATAAGCTCGGGAAGGACATGCATGCTGCCGCGTTGCGCGGACTGCTGAGCGCCGCGAATCGGGGGGTTGGGACCATCGTCTCGGTCATCATCCCGTCGCGAAGTCCGCAACCGGTCGATCGCGGACTCTACAAGGCGGGGTGGCGAGCTCATCGCGATCCGAACGGGGCGAGCATCGAGAACAATGAGCCGCACGCGCCATTCGTCGAATACGGCGTTCGGGGTGCCAACGTGGCGATCGGTCGAGCCATGATCACGGCGCTCGCCGGATGGGTGGCTCGGAAGCGTCTTGCTCGTTCGGGTCCGGAAGCCATCTCAGCCGCGTGGGCGATTGCGAAGTCGATGAAGGCGCGAGGGATCTTCCGCGGGGGGCGGGGCATGAGGATCCTCGACGAACTGCGCGCGCGCTACCTCGCGACGTTCATCCGCGAAGAGGTCGCTCGAGAGATCAAGCGTCTATAGACTCGCGCGGATGGGTATCTCGGCAGCAGCGGCGCAGCTTCTCGCGGGCACGACGATCGGCAACGTCTATCCGGCGGCGACCCCGGTACCGCTCGAAGACATCGACGCGCGAACGGCTTCCGTGCGCCGGCTCCGACAGTTCTTCGCGGCGCTCGACTTCTCGCGCATCGGAGCGAAAGGGGCAGCACCGATCGGATTCCGGATCCCCGAGTCGGCGATCTTCGAAGAGCAGCCGGACGACGAAGCGAAGATCGTCTTCCCTTCGCTCGGGATGCTTCCTTCCCCGGGCGTTCACGACGCACCGTTTCTCGGTCCGGCTCAACCGGACGAATCGACGATCGATGTCTTCGCGCCTCGCACGGTTCTTTACTGGCTTGGCGAGTACACCGAAACGATCACGATCGAAGTGTGGGGGTCGCATAAGGGGGATCGTCGAGCTCTCATGGCAGGGCTCAAGCAAGCGCTTCGGTCGCAAGAGGACACGATCGGCCTTCGGCTTACGCTTCCCGAGTATTACGACCGGATCTGTCAATTCAACTTGCCGGCGTCGCAATACATCGATGATCCGGATGTGGTTCGCGGACGACGGCGCGGACAACTCTCGCTCGAGCTCCGGTGTCCTGAAGTCGTGCTCGTCGATTACGTGACCATGCGCCTCTACGTGACGTCCGAGATCGTGAACGACCTGTAAGCCGCAACCGCTTCACTTGCGACGAGGTGTCACGGGCGGTTAGGCTCCCTCGACATAGGCGCCTTGGAGCGCCCAAGAGGGAACACAACCATGGGCGTAGGGTTTATTAGGCGATTCGATCAGGACCCGGGACTCGCGGTTCTGACTGCAATCGAAGGCGTCGTCATCATCGATCGGGATCCGCCGGCATCGATCACGGGTGTCGGATCCGGGACCGTGTGCTGTGTTGGCGAGTTCGAAGACGGCGCGTTCAATACGCCGCTCGAGCTTGCGGGTGGGGGTGACTTCCTCGCGACGTTTGGCGGCTTCGGTTTCAATTATGCCGGAGCTCCGAGTCAGAACCCATGCGCCCGATCGCGCAAAGCGGATGCCGCAATCAACCCCGAATTCTGGAACGGGAACGGCTTCATCGCGCTCGTGAACAAGCGTTTCTCGCGCCTCATCTGTGTGCGCGTCGACACGAGCGTTGGATCGGTGCAGTTCACGCGCCTTGCAGCGATCTCGGGCAAGAGTGACTTCAGCTTCGCGCTGACGACCGGTCAAACCCTGCTCATCGACATCGGAGCCGGTAACCAAACGGCAACGTTTACCGGGGTTGCAGCCGGGAAGCTGAGCGCCGCGGGGGTCTATCCGAGCGGGTTCACCGGCGGTGAGAAGACCACGATCATCATCGACAGCGTGTCGTTCAATATCGTGTTCCAAGCGGCCGATTCGACCCAAGCTCAGGTCATGGCCCGAATGAATTCCTTCTTCGGGTACACGGCAGCGACCGACGGCGGCGGCGGCAAGATCCAACTCACGGGGCGCATCCCGGGGACCGCCGGCAACATTCAGATCGTGTCGATCGATGCGGCCGTCGCAACCGCGACGGGGTTTGCTGCAGGTGCTTCGACGCCAGGTACGGGCAACGTCCCGAACTTGAACGCGGTCGTCGATGCAGACCTTCAAGCCGTCATCACGGCGATCGGCGGACTCGCGGGGGTTATCACTGATCGCGACGCAACCGGAGCGCTTCGGCTCACGGCAACCGCCTTGGGTGGCACGGGCACGATCAAGGTTACGAGCGCAAGCACAGCGCTCGCGTTTGGCTTTGCTCCACTCGACACGGTGATCAGCGCTGCATCGGGTACGGCGGGGTTCATTCCTGCCGGCACGAGGGTGCGTACGGCCGGCGGTGCTGAATGGGTGACCATGCAGACCATCGCGATCACGGCGGCGAGCGCGGGCCCTTACAGCGTCAAGGTTCGTCCTGCGACGGACGACGGCACATCGCTGACTTCGGGCGTCGGAACCATTGTGAAGGTGCCGTTTGCGATCGGCCTTGGAGCCTTCGCGGTGACGAATGGGATCGCGGTGACGGCAGCGCTTACCGAAGCGCAGATCGACGCTCAGTACGTCACGGCGATGGCGACCACGGTGAACCTCGCGAACGTTGTGAAAGAGACGAACACGATCATCTCGGCTCGGCAGTCGAACGTCATGCGTTCGCAGCTCCGACAGAACGTCTTCGACGCGTCGAGCAACGGCTGCTTTGGCCGCATGACGGTGATCCGTCCCCCGCTCGGAACGACCCGCGTAGCAGCGAAGAGCACGGCAGCACAGCCGGGCGTTGGGACCTATCGGAACAAGCGGGTCGCGTACGCGTACCCCGGCGGCAACACGTTCGTCCCGCAGATCGCAGCGCTCGGAACGGCCGGCGGGGCAGGCTTCACGGCCGACGGGAACATCGACGTGGGCATGGACGGTTTTGTCGCTTGCCTCATGTCAAACCTCGCGCCCGAGGAGAACATCGGACAGCAAACGAACTTCATCTCGCTCGTGAATTCGATCGAGGTGAACAACGCCGACGTGCAGAACCTCACGATCGCCGACTACATCGCGTTCAAGGCGTCGGGCATCGTCGCGCTTCGAATCGACAACGGTGACGTGTTCGTCGAGTCGAGCATCACGAGCGTGGATCCACTCACGTTCTCGAACCTTGTCCCGCTTGAGCGACAGCGCTTCGCGGACTTCTTGACCGACACGCTGTCGCTTCGCTTGATGGCGATCTCAAAGAAGCTGCAGACGCGCGACCGTCGAGCGCAAGCCGTCTCGGAGATCGACACGTTCCTCTCCGGGCTGCAGTCGAAAGAGTTCCCGATCAATCAGAGGATCGACAGCTATCTACTTGATCCGAAGAGCGGCAACACCGCGGCGAGTACGGCGGCCGGCGTGTTCCGCATCATCATGAAGGTAAAGACCCTCGCGGCATTCCTCGACATCGTGCTTGATGCGACGGTCGGGCCGAGCGTGGTCACGGTGCAGGCGGCCTAAACCCGCGTAGGCTAGGCAACGGAACCACGTAACGGAGGATGTAGATCATGGGTGCAGACGCGAGGCTCAAGGGGCAGGAAGTTTCGATCCGAGTGATCCAAGCGGGGACCACGGTGAAGGAGCTCGATTCAATCGCGAGCTTCAACGACAACACCGTGTTCGAGATCAAAGAGGACGGCTTCCTCGGCGAGTCGGTGAACCGATTCGATACGACGCTCTCGGGCTACGGCGGCGACTTCGAGTTCCAAACCACGGGGTCGAAGTATTGGAACTTGATCCTCGCGATTGAGAAGAAGGCGACCCGTGAAGATCCGACCTTGATCTTCAACGTCGTGCGCACCGACTTCTACGCAAACGGGCAGAGCGCGGTAATCACGTACTCGGACGTGTCATGGGGAGCCTTCCCGACGAACGTGCCGAAGCGCGACGACTTCGTGAAGATCAAAGCCGAGTTCAAAACATCGAAGCGGACGATTCAGATCGACGCGGTGTGAAAAGTTCGTCGCGAGCTTAGGTCTCGCGGCAAAGGAGGACGGCCGGCGCACGAGTTCACGAGCTAGCTACTCGTGATTCCTCCCCTTGGGCGCCCGGTCGTCTTTCACTAGCAGGGAGGACAACGTGGAAGACAAGAAGCCGGAACAATCACCACAGGAAACGATCACGGATGCGCTCATCAAGGCAGCGACGGCGCAAGCCTCGGTCAACATCCCGAAGCCGCTACCAGGAGTAGGCCGCCCGGCGTGGGCAAAGATTCCCGAGGGGCTCGTGCTCCCGCAAAAGCCGATCTACTTCATCCGCTTCCCGAGCGAATGGACCGACCTTCCGATCAAGGGAGATGTCTACGAGAACCGGCTCTATCGCCAGTGCATTATCTGGACGCTACTCGACGGCGAAGAGCGGGTCGCGATGGAGAAAACCATGGTCTCGGGAACGGCATCGAGCGCGAACACGCACCTTGCGATGCGCATGATCCGAGCGGTGGACGGGCATAAGGCGGACTGGTCGGGCGAGCGCGATCAGCCGGGGAGCGTCGAGCAGTATTGGACCGAGCTTGGGAGCAAGTGCCGGAAGATGATGATCGACCTGTACCAAAAGATGCACTTGCTCGACGGAGAAGACCGCGTTGATTTTTTCGAGAACTGCGTCGCGGCATGGGTCGGCGGCTGACGTGGCTCGGAGACGACCCTCGGGTTCTGTGCACGCCTGAGATTCTTCGAACTCGTCTCTCGATTCTCTCGAACTACTTCGGCGGTCGACACGAGTTCGAGCATCTCGCTCGGGTCATGATGTCGATCGATCCGGCGAAGTGGCTCGAAGGACACGCGCATCGACATGCGTACTTAGGCCGTTACATGCATCAGAGCTCGCGTGAGCTCGAGCAGACGGACGCTTATCGGGTGCGCGAATGGGTGCGCGAAGTCAGCGCGATCGTTTCGGCCGAGAACGAGACGAGTTCGAGCTGAACGAGTAGCCTCCCGACATGGGCGGCGAAGCTGTAGAAGTCAAAGCAAAGCTATCTCTCGACGACGTTGCATCAAGCGCTCTTGGCAAGATCAAGAAGGGCTTTGAAGAGACGGGTGATGCTGAGAAGAAGGCGCAGCAAGGGCTCGCCGACTACGCAAAGAACTTCGTAAGCACCTTTGCGGCGATGAACGCTGCACCGCTCGCGTCGAAGATTGTCGGCTTCGGCAAGAGTTTCGTCTCGAGCGCGGCAGACGCGCAAGAGATGCGACGCGAGATCACGGGGTTGATCGCGGTGTCGCAAAACATGCCGGTCGCGCAAGTGAGCGCGAAGGTCGACATGCTCGGCGAGAAGTTTGCCGAGACGGGGATCAAGGTCGGCGTCGGGGCGGGAGAGATTCGCGAGGCGTTCAACGTCATGCTCGAGATGGGTCGCAACATGGGCGACTCGACGCGTACAGCGCAGCAGCTCGCGCAAGTGACGGGCGTCATCGGGGGCAACACCGCTCAGTACGCGCAAGAGTGGGCGTTCATGAGCGAAGGCGTTCTACGAACGCGCGGGCATCTGTTCCAGCTCTTGAATCAAACGGGCATCTTCGGAAAGGACATCAAGAAGGCTTCGGCATCGTGGGCACTTCTCACGGATGCGCAGCGCACCGATCGCTTGAACAAGGGGCTCGAGCAGGTCGGCAACAAGCTCTCGAAGATCCCGCCGGGCTTCAACCAAACCGTCGCGGGTCTCGAAGGCATGTGGAAGTCCCTCAAGAAGGACGTCGGCGGTCCGATCCTCGATGCGTTGATCCCGATCTTCAAAGACCTGCAACAGCGCTTTGTAGCGATCCGGCCCGAGCTCAAAGCGTTCGCGAAGAGCATGGGCACCGATGTCGCTTCGGTTGTGAAGGAAGCCGCAAAGCTTGCTTCATCCGCCTTCGAATACTTGAAGACGCATGCCGACGAGATCAAGGAAGCGATCTCGGATGCCTACAAGGGGCTCCGTACAACGATCGAATTCATCCTCGCGCACAAGGAAGAGATCGCGCTCATGTTCGGCGGTCTAAAGGCCTTCCAACTCGGGAGCGCAGTCGGCAAGGCGGACGTTGGGGGCAAAGCCATCGGCGCGGCGCAGCAGCTCGGGGGAATGATGGGCTTCACGGGCAGCGTGAGCTCTGCCGCAGCAGGGCTTGGCTTGATGGCGCTCGCTCTCGCGGCGGTGACTGCAGCGCTTTGGCAATACGAGAAGCTGCAGAAGGACAAGGAACAGATCAAAGACGTTCACGGGGGCGCCAAGGGGCATCTCGAAAAGCTTGCGGCGTCGGGTGATTCCGAAAACGTGCAGCGCATGCTCGCGTCGATTCGAGAGACGGAAGCGGCTCGAAGCGGATTCTCGAAGATGCTCGACAAGATCGGGATCTTCAACGGGTCGCTTGCAATGACGGGCGCGGAATTCGACAAGTGGTCTCAGCAACTCGAGTCCACCGCGGGCATGGTGCAGGTGCAGACCGCGCAGCTCGAGCAGCAAGCCGCCGAAGCGAACGCGGCCGGAGCGTTCGAAGAGATCGTTCTAACCTACAACCAAGCTAGCCAACTCCAGAACTCAGCCGCGCAAGCGTATGCCGCTCAGATGCTCGTGACCTCGGGTCTCACGGTGGACGCGATGAAGGGTGCCGGCATGGAGATCGCCGGGGACATGGACGAGTTTGCGGCGACGTTCGCGAAGACGGGCGATCAATTCAAAGAGGCGCTCGCAAAGTTTCTCGGAGGGGACGCGGGCAAAGCGAGCAAGACGCCGGCCCCTCAGGTCAACATGTCGGGCGGGCAGGTTTTCAAGATCAATCAAGACTTTCGGGATCAGGATCCCGATCGCGTGGCGGTCGTTCTACGTCGCGAGCTCGGGGCTTCGGCCATCCGTCGCGTGCAAGCGCATACAAGCGGTGCCTTCGGTCAGTGACGGGGGATGCTTGGGTGTCGTAGAACGAGCGTGCTAGCGTTCACGTGGACGCAAGGAAAAGGGGTCTACCGATGTCGAGTGATATGCCGATCATGCGCGGTCTCGTGACCGGACCGAAGGGGCCCGCCGCCGCTCCGGAGGAAGAGGAAGCGCCGCACTACTCGGTTGAGGATCTCGACGAGCAGACCATCACGCTGCTCGAGCAGCTCGCCGAAGAGGCGTACACGGCGGGAGCTCTCGAGGTCGATCTAGGCGAAGGGGATGCGGCGGTCGAAGGCGAAGCCGATCCTGCGGAAGCTGCCGAAGCGAGCGAGACCCCGGCAGATGAAGCAGCGGAACCATCTGACGAGCAGGCTGCAGAACAAGCCGCCGGCACGGAGCAACAGAGCGCGCAGACGTACGCCACGAACGCGGCGAGTGCAGCGGAAGAGATTGCGAGCTACGCAACGCAGATCGCCGATCTCGAAGATGCGGCCAAAGAGACCGACGACGGCGATCCGAAAGCGATCAAGAAGCTCGCGAAGGAGTGCGACAAGCTTGCGAAGGAAGCCGAGAAGCTGACTTCGAAGGTCGAGAAAGCCGCCGACAAGGATGATCTTGAAGGCGCGGCCGAGCTTGCGAAGGAAGTCGACGACCTTTGCACCGAGGCACAAGGGCTGCTCGACGAAGCCAAGCAAGCGGTGGGAACTCCCGCGGCAGCGGAAGGGGCACCCATGGCTCCCGGGCGTGGGAAGGGACCGCCGGTCGGAGCGAAGATCGAAACGCCTGCCAAGAGCCCGCCGGGGACCCCCGCGAAGGCTTCCCCTCCGCTCGCGACTTGGGCGAAGCACGCGGGGTGAATCCCTTCGGAAGATCGATCTTCCGAGCGGGGGTCGTAACCCCACACAAACACTAACAAAGGAAGGCCTCCTAGTCCGGACTAGGAGGCCTTCAGCTTTTCCACGAAACACCCACGCGCTTCGCGACTTCGCAGATCAACTGTGGTCGTTCATCCCGAGCTCGGACAGAGGAAGAATTCTTCCGATCCCGATATCTTGCTCGAATGAACCTGATCCAACTCGAGCCTCGTTTTCTAAGGCATGCGGTCCGGCACGATCATGAATGGTGCGAAGAGGTTGAGCTAGCCGTGGCGCAAGGGGTGACCTTCCTCTGCCCGAAGTGTTTCGAGCTCAATGGGGGGCCCGTCGGCACGCATTCGGTGCTCGTGTGGTTTCGTGATCGAGGAGTCGCGGACAACGTGACGCCGGGCCCGGGACGATGGGAGCTCAAGGGCATGACGCTCGCCGACATCACGCTCGCGCCTTCGATCAGTCTTTCGACGGGGTGCAAGTGGCACGGCTTCGTCACGAACGGGGCGGTCTCAAGCTGCGGATAGCGGTATCGTCTCGGCATGGCCGGACCCCCGCCGAGCGTCGTACGGATCGAAGAGCTCATCTCGTCGAGCTTGAAGGTGAACCGCGTGCTCGAGATGGTTGGACCCGGCGGCCCCTTTCGCGGCGCGGAGTGGGAGAGCACATACGGTCTCGCGACGTCCTTCTATCCGGGCAACCCGGAAGGAACGCAGCATGTCCTAGGCCCACAAGAAGCGCCGAGCGAGTGGAAAGGCGAGTGGAAGACGACGCGCATGATCTCCGCGCCGTCGAACTACATCGACGCGGAGGGGGCAACGGAGCGAAAGATCACGATCGCTTTTTCGATGTATCAGATCGTGGATTCGTTCCAGCAACGGGGCTCGCTTCTTCGTGTGACGTGGGCAGCCGATCAAGGCCGGCGCATCGTTCGACTCGGGAGGATCAAGAGCCTCAAGATCTCGCCCGATCGAATCGACGACATCCCATGGTCCATAAGCTTCGAATGGCTCGGGCGCGGGGGACTGCAACAGAAGGTCGCGACCTTCAAGCAAGACAACACGCTTGCGCAGCAAGGCGCGATCAATCTTGAGATGAACCAACTCGTCGCGGATCTTGAACAATCGAGCTTTGTGAGCTCGGTTCACGGGCTTCCGTTTTCGGCGAACGACTTCAGCTTGGGGGATCTCGAAGCGCTCGCAAACCTTCCCGGGCAGCTCATGAAGGATCTCAAGCAAGTCGTTACGCGCCTTCTTTCGCAGGTGAAAAAGGTCGGAGACATCCTCGCGACGGTTGCATCGATCCCGGCGGACATCGCCGATCAAGCGCTCGACATCGCCGAAGAGGTTGCCGCGACGCTTGCGCAGTTCATTGATCAGATGTCGCGCGAAGTGCCCGAGAAGTACGTAACGACGGGAACGACGAACGTTGGGCAGTTCTTGCAGGTCGCGAAGTTCTACGGCGGATCGATACGACAAGCGCAGTCGTGTCTCGATGCGGCGGTGAACTTCCGCGAAGCCGTGAAGGCGCGGCGCAGCGCGTACGCATCGAACCGATCAAGCGGAGACGCGGCGGGGCCGGCGGACATCTTGGGTGTCTACCTCGCGCACTCGGGCGAGACCTTCGCGAGCATCTCGACGAAGTTCTACGGCACGCCTGACAACGGGGTTGCCATCGCGAAGGCGAACGGGTTCCCGGGCTATCAAGTCGAGCCGGGCCGGCACTCGCTCATCATCCCGAACTTGCAGGCCTTGAAGAAGCAATGAACTGAAGAAGCGGCGCTTCCTCGCTTCGTGCCGCTTGGACTTCGAGCTCTTCGGGTGGACAGCGGAGCTCAGTCGCAGCAAGCGCGCGAGCCTTGTACCAAGTTTGCTCTTGGACTTTGCATTGCCTGCCACTCATCCGATGCTGAAAGACCCAATAGACGGGGTGCGCGGAAGACGTCGAGGTCTTCTCGGAGGGTTCGGCACCATGCTTGATCTTCGTGGGTTTCGTGGGGCGCTTCATGATCGGATGATGACGCGCTAGCGCTTCACGTGCCCGATCCCATCGAAGAAATGCTCGAACCGATCGAACGGGTCGGGCGCTTGATGCGGGTGCACGAACACGATCACGCTGGCGTGTGTGTTGCCGGACTTGGGAGTGAAGAACCCATTCGAATCGATCGACAGAAACGAGATGCGACGGGAGGGAATGCAGAGGGGGAAGCGGGCGGCATGGGGAAGGATGCCGCCGGGCCCGCCTCCCAAGAGCTCTTGGGAGGCGGGATTGACTTGGGTCGTTTGCAGGATCTCGATTGAGAACCCAAGAAAGATCGCGGCGCTGACTCGTCCTAAGTGAAACTCGCTCACGAGCTTGAACCACCATGCTTTCGCGCTCGACTGCACGGGCCCTTTGCATTCCGACCCGTCTTCGTAGAAGGCACCCTTGTGACCCTTCACACGGTGGACTTCCACTCCTCGAAAGTCGCAGATGCCGCCGGGAGGATTGAGAAAGACGCGTCCATGCCAGGGTTGAACGAAGCCGTTGTTCGCCTTCGAGTAGAAGCCTCTTGCCTTGACACTGATCTCGTTCGCGCGAAGGCACGACGCGGGATCGAGATCGATCGCTCCGAGGGTTGAACGTGCAGCTTCGACAATCTCGGGAGGAGTGAAGTGCTCGTTCGACTCGGAAGAGTGGCGCGATTTGGTTTTTTGAATCATGCGGAGATGATGACGCGAGGTCTGCGCTCGGAAGATCGATCTTCCGAAGGGGTGCTAGCCTCCGAGCCGTGCGCGAGTACCCGATTCAAAGCTATTGGCCGTCCTGCAGGCTTCGTTTCATCGTTCGATTCGACGAATTTGCGGCGCACAACCTCCCGCCCGTTCCGAAAAAACCCCCTCAAGTGCGGGGCGGTAAGTCGAAGGATCCCACGCTGCAGGTGAAGCAAGACGGCAACGCGTTCGTCATCGGGGGCGACACAGCCGACGGGACGAAGGGGGGACCGCAGAAGGCGACGAGCTCAAGCGACGGTCGCACGTTCGTGATCGATGGGATCATCCCGAAGCGGTGCACGCTTCACCGGAACGGGATCCGTACCGCGGACACGCTTTCCGCGGAACTCTCGTTCGCCGATCTGCCGTTCGATCCTCGTGTGCTTCGCGCAGTTGCGGTCGAAGCGTTCCTCGGCTCCCTAAACGAGCAAGACTTTCAACGGGGTGTAGCAGGTGCAGCGCCGGGCGAGCATGGACCGAACGATGCCGAGCCGTTGCTCGTGCTCCCCGAAACGTTCAAAGACGGTCAAGGGCGCACACGATCCAACCTTCGCTTCCAGGGCTGGATCGATGAATGGGAAACATCGTTCGCCGACGGAACGCCGATGGTGAAGATCGAGTGCACGGACAACACCCGTTTGCTCATTGAGCAAGAAGCTCCGCCCAAACTCACGATGTCCCCCGACAAGACAATCGATCGAGCCATCGCGGATTACTTGTCGAACTTCCCTCAGTTCCGTGGGCTCGCCGTCGAGTATCGCCCGGCGGGAATCTCGATCCCGACGTTGAAAGGTGTGCTCGCGAAGACCGCCTACAAGCCGACCCTTGGGCCTTCCCCTCAAGGTGGCTCGAGCAAGCTCACGGTCTGGGACTACATCACGGATGTTTGCGGAGCCGTGGGGCACACGGTGCGGATCGTGGGGATCACAATTGTGATCCAGCGCGCGCGCACGCTGTACGGCTCGAAGTTCGCCGGGCGTCCTGACGATCCCTTTGAGGGACGGATCTTGCCGAGCGGTCGACAGATCAACAACCGCCTGTTCGTGTACGGCCGCAACATCGACACGCTCTCGTTTAAGCGGAAGATCACGCGCTTCGGTCCGACGAACATCGAAGTGCGCTGCTACTCGGGCAAGCGGAAGAAGACGCTCGTCGTGCGCTTTCCGTTGAAGGGAGATCGCGTCGTGAAAGCGATCCCGGGGGATCAGACGGATCAGAAGTGGAGTGTCGTTCGCGTCACGGGCGTGGACGACGAAGCAACCCTTCGCGTTGTCGCGCAAGGCTATTACGAGAGCTTCGGCCGGAGCGAACTCGAGGTGAACTTCTCAACCAAGAACCTCGCGAGCTTTGGCGGAGACTCTTTGGATCCCGATTGCTTTGATGCGGAAGCCGGCGACACGGTGGAGATCGAAGTCACGCGCGAGCAAGACTCCTACAACACGATCGCGTCCATCGAAGAGCAGGTCTCGACGCGCGCGGCCGACTCGCTCAAAGCCATCGGCTACGACGCGAAGCTTGCGAACGCGTATCAGTCGGCAGTGAACAACGTCGGGTACCCCACGACGTTCAAGATTCGCGATCTCACGTTCGATTGGGATGACTCCGACGGCGTGAAGATCCACGGAACTGCGGTGAACTATGTCGAGGTGAGGAGCAACGCAAAGCTCCCCGACGGGGAAGAACCGCCCGAAGCCGGCACGACAACCGCGAAGCCGGTCAAGGTCACAATCGAGGGCGAACTATGAGGCGCGGTCGTCCCCCGCCGCCCATGGATCAACGGACGATCGCCGAAGCGTTCGTCTTTCCTGGCTCTGACCCGCGGCAATGGGTGAGCTACGGAACGGTCGACGACGACGACCCCGTGACGTTCGATCCCGACTACGGGCCTTTGGTGGCGGTGACGCTGCAGCCGTCGAACAAGTCGGTGCATTGTCGCGTCGCAATGCCGTTCGCTGGCAATGGCGAGGGGGAATATCACCCATTCGTCGCGGGGGACGAAGTGATCGTCCTGATCCCCGAAGGGGATGAGCGAGCGGATTGCGCGATCGTCGGTCGCTTCACGAACAGCATCGACAAGTTCCCGCTCGAGTCGGTCGGCGGACAAGATCCGACGAAGAACAACTTCGGGTTTCGCCGGTACCGCACGCCGTTCGTCGAAGAGGCGGCGGGCCCTTGGATGATTCGGCAGGCGACGACGGGCGCGCTTCTCAGCATCGACAAGAACGGCTCGCTTACGTTTCGCGATGGGGCGAAGGATGTGCTGCAGATGAGCGCCGACGTGTTCGGCTTTCAGTCCGCGGACTCGAAGTTCTTGATGCAGCTCGACTTGACCGGGGGACGTCTCACGTTGCAGGTGGACGACGCGTTGCTCACGATGACGAGCTCGCACGCGAGCCCGCAACAGAGCGCGATTGCTGTTCCGGGCATGTTCAAGCTGAGCGCGAAGGCGAACCCCGCGGGAGAGCATGTCCTCACGACGGAGGCGCTCGGGAACGTCCTTGCGGCTTTGATGACGACGATCTCGACGCTCTTCACGGCAGCGATTGCACCTTTGGTGACCCCCGCTCCCGGTGCGCCGCTCGGAGCTTTGATCTCGGCACCTCTTGCCATTGCGCTACTTCCCACGACGGTTGCAGCAGCCATGACGACAGCAGCCGCAGCGCCGCTCAATCCAGCCATCGCAGCGGCGATCTTTGCGGCTTTCTCGGCAGGCGCTCAGAAGCCTCCCCCTGTACCGGGGTCGGGACAGCTCTTGCCGGGTATCGGCTCGCCGGGTTTCTTGACCGGGTGATACCGTTGCCTCTGTGAAGCACGGGCATGTGAGCATTCGAAGCGGAAAGTGGAAAGCAACGCCGACTTATTCTTCGTGGAAGAGCATGAGAGCGCGATGCATGCACAAATCCAACCCGCGTTATCACCGCTATGGCGGTCGCGGCATCCGAGTCGCGAAGCGTTGGGATGACTTTCGATTGTTTCTTGCTGATGTTGGCGAACGGCCTTCGCTGCAGCATTCGATCGGTCGAATCGATAATGATGGTCATTACGAGCCGGGAAACGTCGAATGGTCGACCGAACATGACCAGCAACGGAATCGATCCAACAACCGTCGGATCACGTTCGACGGTAAAACAATGGTTGTGACCGATTGGGCGAAGAAGTTGGGTATCGATCCGAGACGAATCTTCGCTCGGTTGGCGAAGGGATGGTCGGAAGAAAGAGCCGTAACGACAGTCCGCGCAACGCGGTGGGGAGGGTAGCGTCATCGGATTCCCCCCGCCGCCGGATGGTCCGTCCCCCGAAATAAAAGCCGGGATCGATCTTGATGTCTCGATGGCACCGAGTCCTTCGGGCTTCGAACTTTGCGGCTTCAAGTTCCCGCCGATCTTCAACTTCAACATCTCGTTCAACTTCAGCTTTCCGTTCGACTTTCAGTTCCCTCCGACGTTTTTCTTTGCGATCTCGCTCAAGTGCGATCTGTCGGATCCGCTCGATGTGGACTTCGGTTTCGGCGGGGGACGCGTTGGATCACGCGATTTGAATGCAGATCCGGAATTCGATTGAAGGAGGATCCCGACGTCAAGAATTAGTCGGGGGATGTGCGCAGCGAACGGGGGTAAGCCTTGGGGATGGCAAACGCAAACCCAAGAGCACTCGACATCACGCTCGACGACATGTCGCCCGATTGCAGCGCTCCCCGTTACAAGGCGGCTGCCGATGCGTTGATCGAAGAGTTGAAGGTCATCCAACAATCGCGGGGCACATCCGAGCTTGCGCAAGCGTTTCACAGCAAGGCGATCGAGTATGCGAACGACTTCGCAAAGTGGACGCCGGATGCACTCCCCGACCTTGAGAGCCGGAGCCTGACCCAAGCGTCTTTCATCGCGTTCCGGGACAAGGTGCAGAAGTTTCTCGCGACGTATCGGAGTGGGCTTCGGAAGATCGATCTTCCGAAGGAGTGACCCGAGCCGGTGTTAGGCTCGGCGCATCATGGCGGTTTCGATCATCATCAACCAAGCAGCCGCACCTCCCGGAGTTGCCGGGAAAGCGCGGGAAGATCTCGCAACGGGGGTTGATGTCGCGCTGTCTCTCGCGGGCGGGCCCTTCCTCGCACAACAATGGTCGTTCGTTCACAAGCCGATCGACATCTTCGCGGGGGTCGCGAGCTCCGCAGCGCTCGTGACTCCTGCAGCCGCAACGACCCTCGTCTCCCCGATCAACGTGCCGGGCACGCACTTCGTGCAGGTCGTCGTCAATTCGGGGGCGGGGCTCGGCGCGAGTGCGAACGATATCTCGCGCATCACGTTCTATTGCGGCCCGACGCTCAACATCGCGCCCGAAAAACTCCCGCGCCGCATTCCTGGGTTTCAAGAAACGACCGAACACAACGTCAATGATGTGATCAGCCCGATCGGGAATCCCGAGGGATGGTCGCGCGAGTGGTACCGATGGTTTGCAGCAATTCAGCGGCTCTATGACGGGCGCGTTTGGGCCGGCGGCCGGATTGCTCTCACGGGTGCAGGCGCTGTCATCACGCGCGCGTTCAACATCACGAGCGCGGTTCGCACGGCGCAAGGTGTCGTCGATCTCACGTTCACCAACCCGATGCTGGACGCGCTGTACGGCGTGACGGCGAGCCCGCGCAACGGTGCGGGTTTCATCTCGAACATCTCGGGCGAGACGGTGAACAAGTTCACGCTCACGCGCGCGAATGCGGCCGGCGCAGCAACGGATCTCGACTTCTCCTTTGCCGTTTTGATGGGGACCTAACGTGGCCGGATGGGGTGCGGGCAGCGGTGCGATCCCGACAACGGGTTGGGGTGGCACGGGTTGGGGTGGCGGTGGGGCCGGTTCGCAGCTCGAGCTGAATGATGCTTTCGTGATCGCGGAAAACGTGGTTCGACTGCAGTTCAATCAAGCGGTTCGGTTCACAAAGTTGCTCGACTACACGGACGCTTCGAATCGAAAGCGTTACTCCCTCGTCGCGGTCGACGGCAGCAAGGGGAACGACGATCTACCCGCGCGCCGCGTGAACCCTTCGGAAGCCGAGCAAGCCGGTGGGGGTGGCACCCTGATCGATCTCACGACGGATCGATTCTTCAGCCCGTTCCCTGCTCAATATCAAGTCAGCGTGAACGGGCTTGTCTCGAGTTCGGGGAACATCTTGAGTGCGACTTTCACGTCTCGCGTGTTCTTTGCGGTGCAGCGCGGGATCAAGCCGCCGAGCGCCGACAATGCCGTCCCGCGCCGCGACTTCGCGAACCCGCAAACGTTGCAAGCGCTCATTGGGCTTCCGAGTCTCGACCCTGCTTTGCTCGGCTCGTTCACGGTCGACGGGACGGGGGATTACGCGGCCGATCAAGGAAGCGTGAGCTACAAGAAGCGCCTCTTCCGCCGGCTCACGACACGCAAGGGAGCCTTTGCGCATCTGCCGACGTACGGCGTAGGGCTTCCCGACGACGTGAAGAAGCTCGGGCGCGCGGGATTCGTGCAAGCGCTCGCGTCGGATTGTGAAGCGCAGATTCGCCAAGAGCCGGAGACGCTCGACGTTGGTGTTCTCGTCGTGCAGGCGACCACGCCGGGGCTTTGGTTCTTGAGGGTGCGAGCTCGCACGAACACCGGCGACGATCAAAACCTTGATGTGCCGATCCTGGTAGGAGCTAGCTGAGCAATGCCCGAGATCCTCTCTCGACTCGACTGCTACCAGATCGGGCGCAGCTACCTCGTAGCGCGCGCGAAGAAGATCGATCCAACCCGGGTCGACGTCGCGGGCAGCGATGCGAACTTGTTCGTCGGATCGCAATCGTTCGTCGCGGCAGCGATTGCGCAGCAGCTCGCCGACAGACTCGACGCGGTGTTTCTCGCGAGCGCTGTCGGTGAAGATCTCGATCGATGGGGTTTCGACCGCTACGAGATGACCCGCAAGGGAGCGCAAGCAGCGGTGACACCGGTGCGTTTTTATCGAACGACGGCGCTTGCCGGGGGAGGTTCGATCCCGCTCGGCACAAAGATCGTGAGCTTGTCGAACATCGAATACATCACGACGACGACGGCAACGTTTGCCGCGTCCGACCTTTCGCAAACGGCGAACGCTCGCGCGGTGCAAGCGGGGCGCGACTTCCAAGTCGGCAAAAACCAGATCCAGCGAATCCAGAAGCCGGCGGCGCTCTTCGATCCGTCGATGCAGGTCAACAATGATGTTCCGAGCTCGGGCGGTGACGATCGCGAGCTCGACCCCGACTACAAGCAACGGCTTCGCAAGTTCTGGCGCGCGCAACGGCGGGGGACGAAGGGAGCGATCGAGTTTGGGGCAACAACGGTTGTTGCGAGTGCGAACGCGACGGAGGCTCTTAACGGGCTCGGACAACCCGCGCGCGTCGTGACTCTCTTCATCGCGGATGCCGCCGGGGTTGCCAACGCAGCGCTCGCGAAAGAGGTCGACAATGTGCTCCTCGATTGGCGTGCGTGCGGCATCGCAGTGATCACGTCGACAAGCGTTCCGCAGATCGTCCCGCTACAGCTTCGACTCGCGTTCGGTGCAGCCGTGGACACCGAGTCGCTCACCGAGTCGATCGTTGCTGCGCTCGTCGAATACGTGAACTCGCTCCCCGTGAACGGGATCCTGTACCGCGGCAACCTCTTCAGCGTGCTTTCGCGCTTCAAGAGCTCGGGGCTTCTGCCCGATCAGGGGACGATCGTTTTGCCGAGTGGGGATCTTGTGCCGGCGGTGGGGCGCACGCTTCGGACGACGGTCGGCAACGTGACTGTGCTTTAAGCTTCGCTGCATGGCAGTAGAACCGAAGACGGGCCCGCTCTCGATTGCGGAGCTGGAAGCACTTTGGAAGAGCGTTACGGATCAAGGCTATTGGCGGCCCCTCGTCGAGAAAGGCGAAGGCACGGGTTACGAGGCACACACCCAAGCGTTCGCCCAATTCGCACGCGTGAGCGAAGCGGTAGATCGAACGACGCAAGCTCTCTTCATCCGCCCATGGTCGGGACAGAGCGGCGAGCCGGCGGGGGGGCAGCAGAACGCGACGGTGGCGATTACGTTCACGCGCACGGGTAACTTTCAGCGACCGATCACGATCGCGAAGGGGTTGCTCGTCGAACAGGTGACGACCGACTACAGCACGACGGGCCCGATCGAAGTGACGACGGGACGTGCTTACGTCCTCGCATCGGACGTGATCTTCGGTGTCGGCGAGCCTGGCCCGATCACGGTGACAGCTCTCGCCGATCGTCCGGGCTACGGTTACAACCTCCCGCCGCCGGGGGACATCTCGCGGCTTGTGCAGGTTGCAGCCGGAGCGACGAACGACTTCGCAACGGTCGTCGTTGGGGTTGCAGCGCATCGGCTGCAGGTGGGCATCGATCCGGACGTCGTGCTCCCCGAACACGTTGGGCAATACGTGCAGTTCGTGTCAGGCGCGAACCTCGGGCAGGTGCGGAGGATCGTGGGGTACGAAGAGCCAACGGTTGGTGTGAACGGCGGAACGGCTTTGCTAGCGCCGACGGGCGTCTTCCACATCAGTGCGAGTGCCGGTACTCCCATCGTCGGCGAGCCGGTGATCCAGAACGTGACCCTCGCGACCGGCTTCTTTACGAAGCGCGCGAATGGCTACCTCGTGATCGAAAAGACAGGAGGCACCTTCGACGCGACGCACGCGATCATTGGGCAGCTCAGCGGAGCGAGCACGACCCCGGATGCCATTGTGCAATCCCCCAATCTCGTGGCCGAAGTGGGGACCGCTTCGTGGGTAATCCTCGATTGGGTTTCCGACTTGCAGATCATCACGACGAATGCCGCCTCTCCGACGGGAGGAAGGTCGGCGATGCTCGATCAGGTCGGTGATGAGCGTGAGACCTATCGGACCTCGGGTGAGGACGACGACACGTATCGCGAGCGCGTGGCGACAGCCCCTGATGTCGTGAGTCCGCCGGCAATCCAACGCGCGGCGAACCGTGTACTTGCTCCGATTGGAGCGACGGCGTGTTTGCGCGAAGTCGGGCTCGAGCGGATGCGCGGTTTCTTCTATGACGGCAACCCTTCGAGTGCAGCGCTCGAGCTCGCGTTCGCTTACGACCTCGACTTCGTGTTCATGGTTTGCGCTGGCGCATTCTTGGAAGGGGAGCTCATCACGCAAACGGTGGCCGGAGTGGTCGCAAGCGGACGCGCGGTGCTCGACCTCCAAACAGCGGTGCCGCCTCTTCCCGCACCGATTCCTTCCGTGACTCTTGGCGGGGTTGTGGGGGTGCACGGAACGTTCGTCGCAGGCCAACCCATCGTGGGGCACGACTCCGGAACGGTGGCCATCCCGGCGATCGTTGTGAGCTTCCCCGTGCAGCCTTTGCACAAGTGGCTCACCTATTTCGATTACACGGAGATGCGCGCGTTCTTTTTGATCGGGGTGCCGGAGCTCGGGATCGGGGACTTCGGTTTCGCCTTTGACACGGGGGTGAGCAACGCCTACGACGCGAACCCTTTCCCGGCGTTCTTCGATGGGAGTCCGACCGGAAACGCGAGTGTTTATCGCGCGGTGTGGCAAGCGGTAGATCCCGCTCGAGCGTATGGGGTCGGCTTCGATCTCTACATCGAGCGGTTCGGCTGCACGTAGGGAGTCCCCCGAATCCGGGCAATCGATGGTCGAGATCGGGCAACGCGATCCCGACACCATGCAAAAGAAGAGACGAAGTTCGCCGGCATACCGAGTGCTAAGGTTCGCCTATGGATGACTACGAGGACTTGCCGAACACGAACGGGAGCAAGCTCGATCGAATCCTGTCAAAGCTCGATGACGCGCGCGAAGGTCGTGGCGCGATGAACGAGAAGCTCGACGATATCAGCCGCGACCTCGCGAGCCATCGAGCCGAGTTCGCCAAGCACGACGGTGAGGATCGCGAATTCCGCAAGGCGACGGAACGCCGCGTTGACAAGCTCGAGCGTAAGAGCGAGACGGACATGCGCGAGCGCCTCAATCAAGAACGCGAAGCGGCCAAGGGTGTAACGGCCGACAAGAAGGATTCGTCGAAGCATTGGACGCGAACGATCGCAGCGGTTGCGATTGGGATCGTGGCTTCGGTGATCGCGGCGGTCATCACGGCAATCGTGACAGGACACGTGAAGTAGTAAGCTCGCCTCCTATGGTGGAGCTCCTACTCAAGAATCCCGCGCTCGTGACCTTTCTTTGGGCGACGGTGCTTTGGCCCGTCGGTTCGGGAATCGTCAACTTGATCTTCGATCGGTTCATCCCGAATACGGACGCCGGTTGGGACCTTTGGTTCGCGTCCAACCCCGGGCGTGCAGCGCTCGCGAAGTTGCTCCGGCAATGGGGGGTAAACCTCCCCGGCGGCTTCCGAACCATCCGCGCCTTCTTCTCGGGCCCTGCCCCTAAATTCCCGGCAAAAACGGAAGAGCCGGTTAAAGACCCTCCCAAGCCCGTTTAAGACGTCTTTGGGTTTCCAACACCCTCCCGGGTGATCTGACCCGTGCGGACTTCGTAAAGGTCAACGTCGACAGACTGAGATGGGGTTTCACTTCCAGGATGCGGACAGGATCCCACACCCGAGTCATTCCAGAAGAGTCAAAGGTCTAGCTCATCTCGGAAGATCGATCTTCCGAAGGGATTCCAATCCGAGCGACCTGTTACCGTTTGGGACATGCGTGCTTCCGATTACATCGAGCAGCTTCCCGAACAAGCCGGACCCGAGCGGGAACGGAAGATCCTCGAATGGGCAATCAAGGGGCAGCTCCGCCCGATCGAATGGGCCCAAGTGCGGTCAGGGCGCGCGGTGTTTCAAGTGTCCGCCGACGGGCTCAAGGTCGGCGATGAGAACGATTCCGTTCGATTGAACGCCTGCCACGCGACGGCGCAGCAGCTCGCCGACATCCTTGGTGTGAGGCTTCCGACGACGAAGATTGAAGACCTCGCTTGGGCTCAAGCGCCGCTCAGGATCAAGCCGCAGATCCAAACGCCGGACGCGGCGATGAGCAACACGAGTCGCATGGTGCAGCACAGCCGGGCGATCGATGCGATTCAGGCGTCGATCCAATCAATGCCCGAAAGCCAGAAGCAGTTTCTGCGAACCGCCGGCAAGGTTTGGGCGCTGACGAATCGACTCGAAGGCAACCCCGGGCGAGCCGCAAACTACGGTTGGCACGATCGCGGTGCTCCGAACGGCAAGTGTTGGCAACCGCTCGGACTCGCGCACAACCTCCGGCACGTCGACTATTCGCAAAACCTCTTTTTCGTACACCCGCTCGTCGACATCGAAGGGGTGAACTACGGCTACGAAGAAGTCCTAACGACTCCCGCGTTCGCTCAATACGCGAGCGATGAAGGCGTGCTTCGGATCACGCGACATCCCGGCGTGAGTCCGGACCATGGCGACATCCTGCATACGCTTCTCCCGCCGCCCTTGCTTGGGTGCGAGGGGCCCGCCGAAGACCCGGGGGTTATCCCGTTCGTGCAGGCGTTTCACTACCGCAAGGCGGATCGCAAGGACGTGCGCGTGCTCGTCGTGCACGACACCGAGACCCCGCAAACTGTCACAAGCGCCGAAGTCATTGCCGCGACGTTCGCAAGCAAAGCTTCGCCCATGGCTTCCCCGACGTACGCCGTCGATGTGGATTCGTGCGTGCAGATGGTGCGCGACGAAGACGTGGCTTTCCACGTCGGAGCTCCCGCAAACGATTGGAGCGTCGGGATCGAGCATGCCGGCTATGCGCGATACTCCGCGGAGGATTGGGGGAGCATCTACTCGAGAGCGATGCTCCGTCGGTCCGCTGGACTTGCGGCTCGCATCTGCCGCAAGTGGGGGATCCCGCCGGTGTTCCTAACGGCCGCCCAACTCCGAGATCCTTCGGCGCGCGGCATCACGACGCACAAGCAGATCAGCGATGCGTTTCACGGGTCGAACCATTGGGATCCCGGTCCGGGCTTCCCGATCCTTTGGTACGTGAACGCGGTCGCTTGCGCTCTCGCGGCGTAGCAAAAAGATCCATCGACGTGTTTGCGGGCGCTTTGCGCCTGCAGTGACACCGAAGGTGTCACCACAAACAAACTATTTTCATCTCCAGCGATCCGTCCGCGTCATGAGATCAGAAAAGAAAGGGAATGGGGGGTAAGGGGGGATCTGAATTTGATCCAAGGATCAACGTATCTGCACAAAGTAGATCGCGCGCGCGAGACGGACGCCGAGTCCGCGCCGGACATGCAGCCGACGGACTGGGAACGGGTTGAGCGATTCGTCCAGCTCGAGCCGCGGGAAGAACCCGAACAGAAGATCTAGATCCTCCCGATGCATCGCTCGCGTCATGATCCGCCCGAAGGAGGATCGACCATGGCAGGCGTAGCGAAACGGTTTCGAATCGAGGAGTGCGGAACGGGGCGGGTGATCTGGCAAAACCTACCCGCGTTGAACGGGGGGATCACGGGCTCGGAGGTCAAGGTCATCGGGAAGAAACCCGAGACGCTCGAGATCGGCGAGACGACGGTGCTCGAGTACAAGTTGATCGGTCGGTGCGCACAATACGTGCTTCGACGAACCGACGATGAGGTCTCGAACAAGAAAGAGCCGGCTCAAGCTCGCGACCCGGGGGACCCGAACGCTGACATCCCGGTGAAGCCGCAAGCCGAGGTGCTCCCCTTCGAGCCTCCGACGAAAGCCAAAAGGCAGCGGACTCGGGTGAACGCGATCAACCGGGCGGCGAGTCGTATGCCGGCGGATGGCAACGTGCTCGCCGGTCGAGATCCCGAGGGCGAAGTCTCGTGAGAGGCAGGACCTTCAAAGACTTCATTGGAACCGCTGACGATCAACGCGCGAAAGATCTTCAGATGCTCAAGATGGCAGCCGCGGGGCTGCCCGATGAGAAACCCGGGCGACATGGGTGCCGAGGGGATGGGCCGTTGGTTCCGAACGCCGCGAAGGAAGCGTTCGCCGACATGAAAGAACGGCTCGAGAGCATGCCGGGGCGTGTGCTCACCGAGAAACAACGGGGGTGGCTCAAGCGTGAGCTCGACAGCGAGAGCATTGAATACGAATCGCCTGCCGAGCGGAACGCGTCAGTCCCTCGCGGGAAGGAAGTAGCACCCGCTTACGACACGAACATCCCGAAAAGGCCGCCGGCACGGGGTTCCAATGTGCCCGTTCTAAGTGGCCGGAATGATGCCGAAAAAAACACCGCTCGGAAGATCGATCTTCCGAAGGGTGGGACCATGCTTGCGGGTGACGTCTCGCTCGAATCGCTCTTTGATTCCTACGCCGACGATCCGGACGATCTGCCGTTTTGAAGGGGATGCGATGCAAGACTACGACGAGATCATCAACCGACCTCCCATGCCGATTCCGTTAACGCCCTTGCAGCCCATCGGCTTCGAATCGGCAGACGGGGATTGCTTACGACTGCAGCAGTACATCGACACCCATCCTTCGGTAGAGGGAGCTTTTCAACAGCGACAACTTCTCGCACGAGCTGGATGTTTCGGCAGGGTGGAGCGCTCGCAGCATCGGGGGAGCATCGAATATGAACTCGTCGTGTCGCTTCTTCAGGCTGTGAGGATTCGGGGGTTTCCGATCCCGATTGAGTTTCTCGTCGTCGACTTGGCCAAGCCTGGGTCGAAAGAAAACTTCGGCTGTATTGAGGTCGAGGTTGTGATCCATGTCCTTCATCGCGACACGGGGGAGCCGACCCGTGTCACTTCACGGAATTCGATCTCGGTCGATCTAATCCACAGAAGTACAGCCCAAGAGATCTTGGATCGGATGATCCTCTTCACGGTTCGCGAGCTCGTGATTCACGAGCTTGAAGAGTGCACGTACTTCGATGGGCACCGATTGAGCGAACCTCACACCGACTCGGTAATGCCGACAGAGAACCAACTTGACCCGGTTGCGGCGTGGGAGCGCCGTCGGGCTCAAACCAACATCAAGGGAGGCCCGTAGCCATGCAAGAGACCTATATCGATGCTGCCGTTTGCAGCATCCAAGAATCCCCGACGAACCCGCGCAAACATTACGACCCGGCGAAGATGACCGAGCTCATCGCGAGCGTGAAAGAGCACGGCATCATCACACCCGTTGTCGCGCGCTACGTGCGCGGAAGCACAGATATGCTCGAGCTCGTCTTCGGGCATCGACGACTTCGTGCCGCTCGCGCAGCGAAGCTCGATCACATCCCGACCATCATCCGGGAGATGACCGACAAGGCCGTTCTCGAAGCGCAGCTCGTCGAGAACAGCCAACGCGAGGACGTGCACCCGCTCGAAGAGGCGGAAGGGTATCGGCAGCTCAAAGAGGTGCACGACTACACGATCGAAGATATCGCGCTCAAGGTCGGAAAAGACGCGAGCTACGTCTATTCGCGAATCAAATTGCTCGGTCTCTCCGACCTCGGCAAGCAAGCTTTCTTTGACGGGAAGATCAATGCATCGGTCGCGCTTCTCGTCGCGCGGATGCCGAGCTTCGAGCTTCAAGACAAGGCGCTGAAAGACATCGTGGGCGAAGGCGACGACGAGCCGATGAACGTGCAAGAGGCGCGGCGTTTTATTACCGCGCACTTCATGCTTCGGCTTGTGGACGCTCCCTTTCGAAAGGACGATCCAACCCTTGTCGAAGCGGCCGGCGCTTGCACGAAGTGTCCGAAGCGCACGGGCAATCAGAAGGAACTGTTTGCTGACGTCGAAGCGAAGGACACGTGCACCGACCCGAAGTGCTTCGAGTTGAAGCGGGGCGCGCATTGGGAGCGTGAGAAGGCGAAGGCAAAGCAGGAAGGCCGAAAGGTGCTTTCACCCGTCGAGACGAAACGACTCTTTCCCTACAACAACGGCTTGATGCCTCATAACTCCCCGTATGTGGCGCTCGACGAGCGCCCGATCGGCGAAGAGGCTGACAAGCCGTGGAAAGACATTCTCGGTAAGGACACCCCAAAGAGCGTGCTCGTGCTCGACCCGCTCGGCAACCCGCGCAACCTTGTTCTCAAGGCTGACGTGCTCGCAACCGAGAAGGTGCCCGAGCACATCCTTGACAGCGGAGCTCTGTCGACGGTCGTGCCGACGACACGACAGCAACGCGCGAAGGAGCGCGAACGGCTCGAGCAGGTGCAGACGATGAACGATGAGTCCATCGCCGATCTCATGAGTGCGATCGGCGGTCGGGGCATTCAGCTCGAGGGCTTCAAGATGCTCTTGAGTTCAATCCTTGAGAGCTCGCATTGGGCGAGCGTGCTTCGCGACATCACGCGGCGTCGAGGGCTCACGACGTCGAAGGATCTCATGCCTCGGGATGCCGTGCGCGAGTACATCGAGCGGATGACCACGATCGAGGAATGCTTTGGGTTGCTTGTCGAAGCGACGGTCTTGCATGACTTGACCGGGGGTGTACCGCTGCAGAGCGTCGAGCTCATCGAAGGGTTTCGAAAGGTTTACAAGAACGAGGCTTTCGGTGTCGTGGGAACCCCGCCGAAGGCATCGAAGAAGAAGTCCCCCAAAGAGCTTTTTGCATGCGGCACGGTGCTTCCCAAGGCCGTCAAGACGGTCAAGATTCTTCTGTCCAAAGTCGCCGCTAAGCCGCCCAAGGCGAAAGCCAAAGCAAAGAAGAAGGCGAAGCCTGCATCGCCCAAGGGCAAGGCCTCAAAAGGCAAACCGAAGAAGCCTTAGTAACCGCGTCATGATGCGGGTGTGCTCACAATCACCGTCGACAACAGAATCCGGATCCGAGCGGCCGATGTACCGCTCGAGCTCGCGACGGCGCTACGCGAAGAGTTCACGCACCCCAACCCAGATCAGAGAAACATCGCGTCGCTCGAGCAGCTCGTGCAGCGCTTACGGAACGGCAAGAAGGACGACCGTAAGCGCGCGGGGCGCTACATGGGAATGCTCGCCATCGCGAAGAAGGCCCCTAAGACGATCTGCACGTGGGCGCACGAGAAGGGTGCTCTCACGTTCCCGCGGGGCGGCATGCAGCGGGTGCGCGATCGACTTGGTGAAGCGGGGATCGAATTCGAAGTCATCGACGCTCGCACCGAAGGATCAAAAGCACTTGCTCGCGAGCTGAAGCATTCGCGCGCGCTGTACGACTTCCAGGAAGAGATCGTCGAAGTTGGCATCACGCGCGAGAACTGTCTCGCGCGTTCCCCGACGGGATGTCTCGCGGGTGATTCGATCATCGGTGTGAACCGAGCTGGGAAGAGCTTTCAGATCGAGATCTCTGAGCTCGTTCGTAGACATGAGGGTGGCCTAACGAAGAGTCGAACGTGGGACCGAGAGATCCCGACGACTGTCCGAGCCCGATGTGCCGACGGAACCATTCGGTTGTGTCGGCTTGTCGATGCGTATGTGAGCGGTGAAAAGCAGGTTTACGAGGTCGTGACGTCCAGCGGGCGAAAGCTGCGGGCGACGGCAGAGCATCGGTTTTTAACCCCGAAGGGCTGGCGTGTCCTTGGTGGTTTGCATGTGGGGGATCTGCTTTTCTGTGAGGCTCGGACGCGAAGGCATGGTGTTCGTCCAAAGACTTGGTATCGGCTCGTTTCCGGCTTGAAGAGTCATCCGTATGCGGGAAGACTTGGCGTGAAGCCTGGGAAGGGTGGGACGAGTGTTCCAATGCACCGTCTTGTTGTCGAAGCGGTGTTGAACGGTTGCGATTACGAGTCCTTCATCGCCGAACTTCGGAGCGGTGAGATTCCGCGACATTGGACGTTTCTCGATCCTTCCAAGTGGATTGTTCATCATCGAGACGAGAACCCGAGAAACAACACACTCGAGAACCTTGTCGTGATGACTGACGGGGAGCACAAGCAAGAGCATGCGGCAGCAAACACTGTGAATGTTCTCCCCCGCACGGTCGAAGAGGAGATCGTTGCCATCTCAAAGTGTGGTGTCGAGATGACTTACGATCTCTCGCTCGAGTCACCTCACAACTTTCTTGCAAATGGGATCGTTGTACACAACAGCGGCAAGACGACGGCGGCTCTTGCCTACGCGGCAGCAACCGGGCTCGCAACCCTCGTGATCGTGGCGAATCAACATCTGCTCGATCAGTGGATCGAACGGTGTGAGCTCGAGCTAGGCATGAACCGAAAGGACGTCGGCATCATCGGCGGCTCGAAGTTCAAGCTCGGAGCGATGACGATCGCGATGCAGCAAAGTCTCGCGAAGCTCTTCGAACGCGAGGACGACCCGCGCCGCGAAGAGGTGCTCTCGAGCTTTGGCACGGTGATCGCCGACGAGGTTCACCTGTTCGCCGCAAAGACGTTCCTCGCGGTGATCGATCGCATACCCGCGCGCTATCGCCTTGGTGTGTCCGCCGACGAGCGCCGCAAAGACAAGAAACAGTTCCTGCTTTACGACGTCTTCGGACCCGTGGCGGTCGACGTGAAAGAGAGCGAGCTCGTCGAGCGGAAGATCATTCTTGACGTCGAAGTGCGCGTCGTGCCGACGGGCTTCGACATGCCTTGGTACCAAGAGACTCCCGAGACCGAGCGAGGGATGGTCTTTGATCGGGTGCTCGATGGGCTTACAGCTTCGGCCGAGCGGAACACCATCATCCACCGCATCGCGGCCGAAGAGTGTGATGCCGAACAGATCTTAGTCTTCTCGCATCGGGTCGAGCATTGTCAGCGACTCGAAGCGGACTTCCGGTGTGACTACTCCGATCACACGAACACTGGTTTGCTGCTTGGGGGTGACCTCCAAGCCACGGAATTCAAGCGCACGGTCAAAGGCCTTCGAGCAAAGACGGTGAGTGTTGCTTACGGCACGTACCAAGCCATTGCGGCGAGCTTGGACTTCCCAAGCATCGCGGTGGGCATCGCGACGACCCCCATCCACAACAACCCCCAGACCATTCGACAAGTCAAAGGGAGGCTCTGTCGTACGGCAGCGGGCAAAGGAGAAGCACGTCTTTACGCTCTTTGGGATGAAGCCATTCAAGGGCGGCGGTTTTTGCGTAACCTGATCGTTCGCGCTCGGAGGGTTTTGGTTCGCGTTGGAGAGGAGTGGGTTGATGGTCGGGCTCATCTCGCGAGGCTCGACGAAGAGGCAAGGAAGCACGACACGACAACGGGCACGGGCGATCTTTTTCAATAAGGGGAGCGGCATGGCACGTGTGCAGATGACATCCGGGTACAAGGACGAGATCTTGACTTCAGCTCGACTCGAAAGTGATCCGAGTCAGCTAGCGCGGGCGACAGCTCTATCGGATTGGGTCGGGGTAGGTAAGTCGAAGCCGAAGAGCAAACCGAGTCCGGTGACTTGCTTCAAGCGTGCAAAGCACGAGCTCGAGCAATTCCTTTTGGAAGGTCCGCTCGATGACAGGATGAAGGGTCGTCACTTCGTCGCGCTCTATGCACGCTTGCATGAAAAAACTTATGGGGTGGCTCCCGCCGAGCTTGAAGGAACGGTTTTCTTTGGGGCTGTGAGTGCTGCGGATCGAATGCTTCGCGTCGAGTTCGACGGCAAAGCCGAAGCGATGATCGACTTCATTCGATGGGTTTGGGTGCGCGAGCGCTCGCGCGAGAAGGGTCGTCGAGCTCGTGAGGAAGCGACGGCTTTTCGCATTCAGTGGCGTCTTCAGTTCGTTCGACGTGAGTTGCTCGTCGACTTCCGCGTCATGACTAGAGCACGATGAAACGATCGGCGGCTCCTCGGAAGGTTGAAGATCCCAAGGCAAAGGTCCAACCAAAGAAGATTCCCCCGAAGCCGCCGCTCCTCACATCCAAGGTACCCACCAAGGCATCCACTAAAGGCGAGATCGTCAAGATCACACACGATGCCGTGAACGAGCAGGTGCTCATTGCGGCGGCGATTGTGGATCATCCGATGCGGCGCAAGCTGCTCGGCATGGTGAAACCCGATGCACTCTTTGCAAAGGGGCACCCTGAGATCTGGACTGTGATCGGAGAGCTCGAATCGCGCGGGCTTGGCTACGACCCCGCGACGGTGCGGCAGCTCTCGAATGGTGCGGTTGATACCGAGTACCTCGACGACCTCATCCGTCAACGTCCGGCGCTCCCGCCGAACTTGATGCATCACGTGGACTGTCTGCAATGGGACCGTGCTCGCGTTGAAGCCACGCGCGGTCCCATTGCATCGCTCCTCGATTGCCTTCGTGATCCGACGTCGGATCAAGAGCGGGTGCGCTCTCTCGCGCGGCAGGTGGCCCAATGCTTTGATGGGTACGGCTCGACGAAGTACTTGCGCGATCCGGTGCAGCTCGTCGCGGAACAGATGGCGATTATTCGTGCGCGACGCGAGGGGATTGCTTGCTACCCGTTCGGGCTCCCCGGCTTCGATCACTACACGAGCGGACCCAAAGAGGGCGAGTGGCGAGTCCTTCCCGGACTCGCGCCGAAGATGGTCACACTCATTACGGGGCTCTCGGGTTCGGGCAAGACGACGGTGACAGCGCAGATTGCGCTCGCCCAGATCAACGCCGGGCGAAAGGTTCTCTATGGGGCTTGGGAACAAGGCGACGGCATGACGCTCGAGCTGCTCGCATCGATCAGCCTCGGACTCTCACGCTCGCGCCTCACGTCGGGCAGCATCACGGACGAAGAGGAAACCATGCTTCGCGAGGAGATGGATCGGATCACGGGGCTCGTTCGCTTCTTCGCGATGCCCTTTGGTAGGGTCAAAGGTGAGAAGCAACAGAACGACAAGAACCTTGATCTGATCCATCAATACGTTGCGGAGTCCGGGTGTGAGATCTTCATTGCCGACCTTTGGCGGTACGCGCTTCGTCAGTACGAACCGGACGAAGAAGAGCACGCGCTGAAAAGGCAGAAGGCAATAGCGGTCGAGACGAATACGCATCACATCTTGATCCATCAACTGCGCGGGAAGGAGCTCGAGAACCGACCCGACAAGCGACCGACCCGCGAAGGCATCAAAGGGACGGGGGCATGGATCGAAGTGCCCGACAACATCCTTGGTGTTCATCGTCCGGCGCTTTGGAAGAACGTGGACGACGTGATCCTTGAGTCGATCTTGCTCAAGCAACGTCACGGGATCTGGCCGCTGGCCGTCGAGTTCGATTGGGATCCCGACCTCGGCACGATCACGAACGGGCGCGGCGTCGACTACGCGCGCCCGGGTGAAGAAACGTCGATGGACGACTTCTTGGACGAGACACGAACGCGCAAACGACCGCGGAAGGGGAAAGCATCATGAGCACACCGATCGACCGATTGCAGAACTCGCTCGAAGAGATCCGAGAAGAGATCCTCGACTATGACCCGGACGCGAAGAAGGGGCGCGATGCGTGGGACGAACGCCGAATCGACCTCGACGTACGTCTCCGGCTTGCGCTCGAGTATGTCGAGCGGATCCGGGAGGTTTACGAGCGCCCTTCGGAAGATCGATCTTCCGAGAGCCCGCAAGAATTCGAAGAAGGCACGGCGGAACGTTGGCAAAAGGGACCGGGCGAGCATCTCGCCAAGTATCTCGAAGAGAGCCGGCGGCAGGCGTTCATTGACGAGATGAACGGGAAGTACAGGAATCCCCGTGCGGGTTGATATCCCGAAGTTGCTCGAGCGGCTCGGCATCGACGCGGAGCTCCGGGGGCAATCGTGGTGGGCTTGTTGCCCCTACCACACGGAGCGGACCCCGAGTTGGGAGATCAAAGACGAGCCGACGAGCACGAAGCACGGCTTCCACCGTTGCTATGGGTGCGGGTCAGGCGGCGGTGTGCTCGGGCTTGTCGCCCAAGTCATCGGCGCGGACATCGAGCAACGCGAGGGGCTCAAGGCGTCGATCACGTGGCTCAAGGATGCCGGCGCTCAAGTCGAGCGGCCCCCCGTCATCGAAGCGCACGTCATCTGCAAGCTACCCCGGCGAGCCTTCACGCTTCCCGCCGGGGTCGTCTTTGCTCCGTTCCAGCGATGGGTGTCGACCGCGCGGCGCTACCTTGAGACTCGAAAGATCATGAGCGAGCAGGTCGAGCGTTGGGGGCTCGGCTATGCCGTCGATGGTCGTCTCGCGGGACGCATCGTCATTCCGGTGCGCAACTCGCTCGGGCGCGTGATCAGCTACGCCGCTCGAGCATTCACGGATGCGAAAAAGAAGTACCTCGCACCCGACAAGAGCGAGGGGTCAACACCCGGTGCGGTGTTCGGCGAGCAGCATTGGCCCGCTGTCGGCGAGCGAAAGCTGCTCGTGTTGTGCGAAGGCGGCTTCGATGCAATCGCGGTGCACAACGTCACGGGGGGAAGCGTGGCGGCGATCTTTGGCTCCGAGCTTTTGCCGGCGCATCTCGCGAAGCTGTCGACGTTCGAGGAGATCGTCAACGCGAGCGACCCCGATGCCGCGGGTGAGAAGGTTTGGAAAGCTCTCTCGATGGCACTCGCGCGTTGGGTGCGCATGCGTCGCGTCGAGATGCCGACGGGGCTCGATGCAGCCAAGCTCTATCAAGACGATCCGGAGCGTCTTCGGAGGTTGTTCGATGGCAAAGAGAGCAACGGGCCTGTATCGCTTCCTCGCGTCGCAGGGTGAAGCCGCTTGGCGGCAGCACATTCTCGACGTGCTCGAGCTTGCGCAAGGCAACGTCACGCGAGCGGCGTACGTGCTCGACATCTCTCGCCGACAATTGATCCGCCTGATCAAGCGTGCGACTCTCCTTTCGGAGCTCGAGCGGATTCGCGTCGAGAGCTGGAACGACATCGATCAAGCGATCGTGAAACTAGGAGGAACGCCGTGGACGAAGACACAAAGAACATGGTTAAGGCCATCTTCGGCGGCAAAGATGCCGCCCAGATCGAAGCCGAGCTTTTAACGAGTTCGCACGCCGGGACGATCAAAAGCCCAAAGGTTCTCGCGGCATATCTCGCGAGCGTGGCAAACGGCGACGAGTGATTCGGTTCGCGTCATGATGTGGGTGATGAGTACTTCACGCGCAAAAACCGAAGAGAAGGGTGGCTTCCGATTCACCGTGATCGGGGCTCTCATCCCTCATGACCCGAAGGAAGCCGCAAAACAGCTCCAAGCCGTCTACGACGCCGAGCTTGCGAAGAAGGATGTTCACTTCAACGGGGTGGGCGTCCGGGTCGCAAAGGTGCTCGGCATTGGCTATGCGACCCTGCAGCGCTGGCTTCTACGCCTCGAAGAAGCCAAGTGCCCGGTCAATACGGGGCGCGATGCCTGTCAAGCCAAGCACGCGGCAGCGAAGCCGGTGAAGCGCTCTACGAAGCGTTCCCGAGCAGCTTGAAAGAACTTCCCTGACCGCGGAAACCGACCCTTCCCGAAAATAGTTCAGGACGATCACCTTTTCCCTATTGCGTCTAACTCATCATGAGATATATCTCTTTCACCGGTCGGGCAGACCGAGAAGAAAGAGAGACCTCGATGAGCTACGAAAACGCACCCGGGACCGAGTTGATCGCGACAAGCTGCGCATGTTGTGCGCGCCCCTTGCTCGATGCCGTTTCGGTCGAGACGGGTGTCGGGCCCGATTGCCGGCGCAAGTTCGGCTTTAACGAGGCGCAACAACCGGCGGATATGCAAGGGGCCTTTGCTCTACTCGCGAGCCTTGCGACGACCGAAACGGCCGAAACGTTCCTTGCTCCGTTTCGATGCGGCGAGGCTTCACCCCGTGAGCTTTCCAACCTGCTGGTGCATCGCATTGCGGCAGCGCAGATCGGCGAGCACGTGAACGCCTACACGAACGCGATACGCGCTCTCGGCTTCGTGAAGCTTGCCGATCGGATTGCGGAGCGGATCGCGAAGGTCGTGATCGAAGCGGACGCGAACGAGCTCACGGTCAAGGTGCCTTACTCCGAGGAAGCGGTGCACGCGTTCCGCAAGGTGCCCGGTCGACGTTGGGACCGCGAAGCGAAGGTCTATCGCCTGCCGGCGACGTCGAAGCGTGCTCTCTTCAACGTGCTTCGTGACTTGTTCCCCGGCGTGACGGCACGCGGCCCGAAGGGCGTCTTCGTTCTCGCCATCTGATCGCGCGTCGGTTCGAGCTCACGAGCCATTTCGTGAGCTCCGGCAGGCGCGGGGGAAGAGAGACCCGCGAGAGAGACAGGGGCAACATGCGACGAATACCGATTGAGCTTTGTAGGCTCGCGAGTGGGGAGATTCGATTCACTGAGTTCGTGACGTTGACGCTCGACGAGTGGAAGCGTTACGCGGCGAGCCTCTTGAAACGTTGGCAGGTTCCCGCCGCCGTCGAAGTGTCCGACGTCGTGCAAGAGCTGCTCATGAGCGTGTCGCGGCATCTCGCGATCTGGGATTCGACGCGCGCGGCGGCGGACAAGTTCCTCGTGTGGAGCGCGACGACGGAGACGAAGCGCTGGCTGCATCGTCAGCGCAGCGCGAAGCGATTGGATGATCGATCCCCGAGTCGACATCCGTTCTCGTTCTCGACCTTTCCTTGGACAGAGCGATCGACTTCGAAGAGCAGTGACGATCTCTTTACCGCTTCGGATATCAGCGCTTCGCTTGAGGTCGAAGCCGATCAAGATCAGAACATCGAACGATCGGAGTCGATCACTCGAGTGCTCAAGGCACTCAATGCGAGCGATCAATACTGTGTGATCGCGCTCGTCAGCAAAGGGTCTGTCGACGAAGCGGCTCGAGTCGTATACGACGATGCGGGCTTTCGTCTCGCGTGTCGATTCCGCGGTCCCGTGGATGCTCGACGCCGGGTGATGCAAGCGGCTTCGAGAGCTGCACACGTTGCGGCTTCGTGAATGTTTTTCGCAAAGGAGAGATAGACCACCATGACAACCAACACGCCCGTGAACCATTCGTCGAAGAAGGACAAGACAGAAGCCGACGTCGCAGCGGCGGTCAAAGCTGTACCGCCGAAAGCCGACTACACGAGGATCGATGAAGCGGTGCTCAATGCGGCGCTTACGGTTCGACAGCTCGGACTCGAGGGAACTCCGCGCGAACGCGCTCAACGTCTGATTATGGATCTGGCCGAGAAGGTTCCCGATGGACGTCTCGTCGTGTGCTCCGAGTGCGGGTTCTTCTCGGACACACAAGATCCCGCGTGCACGTTCTGTGGTACCGGGGACGAACCGAAAACCGCCACGACGAAGGAAGCTTCCGTCGCAGCCGATCCGAAGACAGGACAGAAGCTCGTGAAGCGACCGAAGACGACGAAGAAGATCAAGTCCGCTCCGAACAGTGCGCCTTCAATTGAAGGCGAGATCGTTGATGCGCCGGCCGGTTCGGGGGCGATCGTGCTACGTGATCCGACCATGATCACGACGACGCACGTGAACGGGAAGTCGAACGGCAAGATCACGCACGCGAACGGCAGCGATCAACTTGATGCCGCCGTGGCTGAAGTGAAGCGTCTCAAGCTCGAGACGGTCAAGAGCGCTTGGCAACTAGGGATCCAGTTGAAGAAGATCTTCGACGAGAAGCTCTTCCTGCAACGCCGGGACTCGAAGGGTGTGCCGGTCTATAAGACGTGGCCCCAGTTCTGTGCGGCAGAGCTCGACCTCACATCGCAACACGCTTTCAAGCTCATGGACGTGGCGGCGATCTACTCCGAGAAGCAGATCATGCAGCATGGGATCGCCCGGCTTGGGATCGCGATCCGAGTACCCGAAGCGGATCGACAGAAGTTCGTCGACGACGCGGCAAAGAAGGGGCTCAACTTGAAGCAATTCAAGGATGCGGCGAGCACGTTGACGGCGGGGCAATCCGCACGTGATACGGGGCGCGGCAAGGGCAATAGCAACCTTGCCAAGGCTAAGGCCGGGGCGAAGGCAAAGCAGCCGCACAAGGGCACGGCACCTGCCGCGAAAGCACAGCCGGACGCGCGCCCGAAGATCACGGTTGCGATGGTGCTCGGTCGCACGAAAGTGCCGCTTTTCGGTCGCCCGAAGAAGAAGGGTGCGGAACCCGTACGCGCGAAGAGCCTCAAGGAAGACCCGCGTGGATCGGAGATCTCGCCGAACGGAGTAGAGACGACGTACGTGCTGCAAGCCGATGCAAAGGGACAGCTCTTTCTTGTCATCGATCGACATCGCTCGACTTAGATAGACTCGCGCCATGATGAGCGCATGAAGCGCTCGCAAGTCCGTATCGGTTCGAAGCCAGCCCATCCGCCGGCACCTCTGCCCGAGGTCTCTCTTCAACCGGCAGGTGGGTTGCCTTCGAACCGATACGTGAACGCGTTTGCGAATGGGGGGCTACTCGTCACCCTGGCTCGAGCGCCGGACGGGAAGTTGGTTCGCAAGAGTCAGCACGCCGAATATTCGGCCTTCCTTCGCAAAGCCGATCTCACACCCACACTTCAAAGAGAGTTTCGAAACACGAGCTTCGTCACGGGGATGCGTGACGAAGGGAGCTACGTACGGCTTACTTTTCGTGATCGCCACATCCGCCGGTCCCTTGTCGAGACGAACGGGTGGTTTGCCTCGCAAGGGATCGATGTCTTTGAAGGGGACATCGATCCGGTCCGGCGGTGGATCACCGATCAGAAGATCGAGATCGCTCGACCGCGCCGCGTGTACTTTGACCTTGAGACCGATTCACGCGTGTCGGTGTCCCGTGCGATCACGGGAGAGGCGCGAGTCCTTTGCTGGTCTCTCGTCGATGATGCGGGCAATTCAATTGCGGCGAAGGTGCTCGAGTCGGACAGCGATCAAGCCGAGCGACAGCTTCTCGTCGAGTTCTTCCGTGCGATCGAACCTTACGATCAGGTGCTCGCGTGGAACTTAGACCGCTTCGACAAGCCCGTGCTCGAAGGCCGGAGTTACCGCCTTCGGTTGCCGATCGAGTTCCGCACGTGGCTATGGCTCGACCACATGCCCTTGTTCCTCAGGATGAACATGAGCTCGAGCGAGTCGGGGGACGAGAAGCAATATGCCGGATTGAACGCGGTCGCTGAATCCTTGGGCGTGGGGCAGAAGCTCGAAGGGGTGGACGCTTCGAAGGCCTATGAGCTTTGGCAAGAGAACCCGAAGAAGCTGCTTGAGTACTGCATTCAAGACACGAAGTTGATGCATGGGATCGAAGCCGAGACAGGGTACATCGAGCTACTGCAAACGCTTTGCGAGAGCTGCAACGTGTTCCCCGACTCGCGCGGCATCCGCCCTCTAAGGCAGGTCGAAGGCTTCCTCTTGCGCCTCGGCTCTGAGCGCGACACACGCTTCGCGACGAAGTGTTACGACGCGGTTGAGACGACCTCGGACGATGACGAGGAAGAAGAGGAAGAAGGGCAGTTCAAAGGGGCTTACTGCATGGCGCCTAAGAAGGGTGTTCATCAGAAGGTCCACGTCGCGGACTTCGCACGCCTGTACCCGTCAATCATCCTGAGTTGGAACATGAGCGCCGAGACGTGGCGGCCCGATGTGAGGATCAAAGAGAGTGAGTTCTCTCGACCTGTCTACCTGTCTCACATCCCACTGAAGACTTTTCCACTTCCGCCGGGCCATTGCATCGCGGCGATCACCGACACCGTGTTCGCGAATGAGCCGAGGGGCATTCTCGCGGATGCTCTTGAAGAGATGCTTCGGCTTCGCGTGCATTGGGACGACGTGAAGACGGCGAGCGTTCCCGGCTCGCATGCCTGGAAGGAAGCGGATCGCCGGAGTGCTGCTTACAAGATCGCGGCGAACAGTTTTTTCGGTGTCGTGGGGTCTCCCTTTGCGCGGTTCTTCGTGCGCGAGATCGCCGAAGCGATCACACAGTGCGGCGTCTTTCTGCTCGAAGAGACCATCAAGGCGGCCGAAGTGCGGGGGATGAACGTGGTCTATGGGGACACGGATTCTTTCTTCGCGACGGGGTGCACGCGCGAAGAGTTCCAAGTCTTCGTGAAGTGGTGCAACACGGAGCTTTACCCGAGGCTTCTCAAGGAAAAGGGAGTCACGAGGAATCGGATCAAGCTCGCTTACGAGAAGGCGTTTCACGTCATCGTCTTCACCAAGAAGAAGCGCTACATCGGGCGCTACTGGCATTACAAGAACACCGATGCGACGGACGATTCGAAGCCTGAGATCAAGGGTCTCGAATACAAGCGCGGCGATACTGCGCGTCTCGCAAGGCAGCTCATGAAAGAAGTGATCGATCTGCTCGTCGCATACGAGCGGCCGGTCGCAGAGTGCGCGACGGATCCGAATCGCTTCGTCGAGCTGCTCAACGCGTGGAAGAGCCGTGTGCTCGACAGTGAGCTCGAGCGAGCGGACTTCGTGATGAGCAAGCGGCTCAACCGTGGGATCAACGGGTACGCCATGAAGGTGAAGAAGGCGCTCAAGCTTGCGGACCGGGCGAGCGTGAAGCTCATCGGTGAGATCGTCGAAGTCTTACGGACTGATGGGAAGATGATGCACGGATTGCTCGAGCACATCGGCGGGACTTATATCGGGCTGCTCGACCGGAAGGGGCTCGAAAGCAAGCTTGTCGAGCAGAAGCTCGTCGACACGGTGGCCGGCTACCGTGCTCAACCCATCCACGTGACGGTCGCGCGCATGATGCAAGAGAGGGGTGAGGACGTCGGGCAGGGGGTGCGGATCGAGTACGTGATCGTCGATGGGGCTTCGACGCCGCAGAAGGCCATCCCGGCGGCGGACTTCGGGCCGGGGGTTGCGATCGATCGGTTCTACCTTTGGGAGGATCTCGTCTTCGCGCCGACGTGCCGGCTCTTGCAAGCCGCCTTCCCGGCGTTCGATTGGACGCCTTGGGCGAAAGTTCGTCCTGTGAAGCCAAAGCCCGTCCAGGGGGCAAAGCGAGCCGGGAACAGTTCTTCCACCGCACGACGGGCCAAGCCGACGAATCAACGTAGCCTTTTCTGACTTGGGCGAACCCTGACGGGCTCGCGTCATGATGGGGTCAAAGGGAGGCTACGAGCGATGCGACGGAGCGAAGCGGGTGGACGTAAAAAGCCGGACTTCTTAGGGAATCTCCGAATCCCTTCGGAAGATCGATCTTCCGAGGATTCGACCGACCGGCCGGCTAGTTCGATTGAGGGGGCGGTGTTACGCGGCAAGCTCCGGGGGCTCGATCAGGTCGTCGAGCGAATCTTTGAGATCGGGGTCGACGAAAGCAAGTTTCTCGAGCTCAAGCGATGTTTGAAGTTTGGCAAGCCGGCATCACAGATGTCTTACGGCGAGCTCGTCGACGAGCTCGACTTAGGCGAGGATCGGGCGCGAGAAGCGCACGAACTGTTCATCAACGCGGAGTATGCGCTTCGGGCGTACGAAGCGGACTCAATGCCCGGGGACTCCGACATGCGAGAGCAGGCTCTCGCGGCGCTGACGAGCGAGAAGGAGTCCGGCGCACGGAAAAAGCAGATAGCGGAAGCGGACGTCGAAGCGAAGGTTTCGAGTCTCTTCCCCGACGAGTTCCGTTCCCGCGTGCACGAGCGCGCGAAGTTGAAGGGTGCCGTCAAACACTTGGAGCATCTTGCGGACCTTTGGAAACAACGGTGTCGCGAGCTCCAAACAATGGTCTCCGGTGCTCGTTAAGACACGCGGCGACGATGAAACAATAGGGAACCAAAAAGGGATCACATGACAAAGAACAGGCATGCGCTCGGGATGACCGAGTTTCTCAACCACAAGGGCAGCGGTAAGGGCGGCGGACAGTATCTCGACAACTGGAAGGACAACAAACGGATCCTTGTCTACCTCCACACGCAAAGCAGCTTCATCCCGTACTGGTTTCACGGATGGTCAAAGGTCATTCCTTTTGAGGATCGTGAGACGGGCTCGAAGGGTCTCAAGGTCATCCCGCACAAGTTCGGTTGCCTTGAGAAGGAGTCGATCCTCAAGAAGCAAAGCTATCGCGACGATGACGATGCGCGCGAGCTACCGCCGGAAGTCTGCCCGATGTGCATCTACATCGAGCACGTGCGCAAGCTTGTGCGGTCGAAGGCGATCAGTTGGGTTGACGAGGTTCTCAAGTTCGAAGGGGACGACCCCGAGAAGATGGTGGTCTGTCATGCCGGCGGCATTTACAAGCACTTCAGCAAAGACGACCTCGACAAGGCTGAGATTGCGGAGCTCCGACAGCATCACATCAACCGGAAGGATTCCTTCAAAGAGAACCTGTACGCGCGCATGAACTACGTTTTCGCAGTTGTGAACGCGGAAGCACCCGAAGGCGTACAGGTCGCGCAAGAAGCGCCGGCACTCGGGGACAAGTTGAAGTTTGCGATTCGAGACGAGATCGCAAAGCTCCGCTCGAAGCAAGATCCCGACGGCAGGGCAGGCAACCCGATGTTGAATCCCTACCCGTTCGAGTGGCTTTACGACGACTCGCAAAACTTCGACAAGAAGTACCACGTGCGCCGAGGTCCCATCCTTGAGCTCACGGATGACATCCGCGATCTGATCACGGATGCCGAGCAGCTTCCCGACCTCGAAGCGGTAACAACGCAGGGCAACTGTGTGACGCTCCGCTCGGAGCTCGAGACCCATTCGACTCTTGATTTGCCTTGGGACGAGATCTTCGCGCCGGCAAAGAAAGCCGGGCTCATGAAGATGGCAGAGTCAGCCGAGAAGCACGACCGCGTGCCCGAGGTCGGGAAGTACTCCGAAGCGGATGCCGCGACCGAAGCTGCTGAAGCTGAAGCCAAAGCCGAAGAGGACGATGGGATCACGTGTGATCATTGTGATGCCCCAATGGCGGATGATGATGTCGTGTGCGCGTCGTGCGGCGCGACGTACGAAGAGGTCAATGGTGTGCTCGCTCTCGGCACGCGGCCTTGTCTCAACCCCGAGTGTGACAAGCAAGTCGACGTTGCCGGAGCGGAAACGAAGGACGGCGCAGCGGTGTCGATCTGTGGGAAGTGCGCGACGATTCACGAAGTGCGCGACGGCGTGTGGGGCATCGTGAAGCCTGCAGCGAAACCGGCGGCAAAGCGTGCAGCGAAGGCAACCCCAAAGGTCGAGCCTGAGAAGAAGCCTGCCGCGAAGCGCACCCCAAAAGCCTAACGGGTTCGACGACCTTAGCCGTACGAACCCCGACGAAACGTGATCCGATACCTTTCTGATTGAGGAGAATCGAACGATGGCAAGGCAGGCAATCAAAGCCGCCGACGTCCCCTCGTTCGCCGGGACTCGCGACCGACTGCGGCAGATGGCCGTAGTCGCGTCGCAGCTTGGCGGCATCGGGTGGGCATCTGCGACCGACGTACTTCATGCGGTGCGAGCTGTGCAAACACGGTTCATCCAGATCGACTTTGCGGCGCGCGTGGGAGGGTGGCCCATCGAGCGCGTTGCCGTGCTTCATGGTCCGAGCAATGAGGGCAAGACGGAGTTCGCCTTAGGCTTAGGTGCATCCTTTCTCGAGCGAGGACACTTCTTTGCTTTGATCGATGCCGAGTACACAACGCCGGCTCCGTGGCTTCGAACCATCATGGGGGGCTACGACAAGCATCCGGGCTTTCGTGCGCTTCGACCGACGAACTACGAAGAGGCGATCGATCTCGTTCGCAAGTTCTGCACCACGATCGCCGAAGCCAAGTTGAAGGGGAATCTTCAGCCCGATACCTCGGGTCTCATCGTCGTCGATTCGATTCAAAGGCTGCAACCGAAGCGCTTGCTTGATGCGATTCTGAAAGAGGGAGCCGAGGAGTCTGTCGAGGACACCGGCAAGAAGGGGCGCTTCGGCAAGAAGAAGAAGGGTGCAGGCGCCGACGGAATGCGAGGCCGGGGCGGTATGTACAAGGCGGCCGTCACGGGCGCTTGGCTCGGGGAGCTCGTCCCGCTCCTCGCGAAGTCAGGGTGCGCGGCGCTCATTATTACGCGCGAGACGGTCGAGATCGAAACGAGCTCGTTCGTTAAACAGATCATCACGATCGGAGGGGGCAAGGATCTTGTCTTCGATGCTTCGATCCTCGCGAGGATCCAGCGGGTCGGATGGGTGGCTGAGAAGGACTCGACGGTCTATGGCGAGCGACACATGGTCGAGATCAGGAAGACGAAAATCGGACCGAAGGAAGCGAAGCATCCAGTCGGCTACTACCACACGAGCAACGGGGTGCTTGTGCCCGAGGGGTTTGATCGTGCGCGAGACGTGCTCGAGATGGCGATCGATCATGGTCTCGTCGCTGTCGGGGGTGCCGGGCATTACTCGTGGGGGAAGGTGAAGCTAGGGCAGGGGGAACACAACGTCGTGCGCAAGCTGTACGACGATCCGGAGCGACTCGACACGCTCGAGCTCGAAGTGCGTGAAGCGTTTAAGCCGAACCTCGTAGGGAAGGAGGTCTAGCCGTGTGGCTCACGAAAGACGTGGAGCTTGCGCAGCGCTTCCTCGCGGCAAACAACACGCGGCTTGCTCTGTGTCAGCACAAGGGCGTGCCGGAACCCGAGCGATACCGGGCTGTCGAAGCTCACAACGCGGCGTGGGGCGCTCTGCTCGAGCTGCATCGGGGCTCGCGCGATGCATGCATCCGGTCGATCGAAGTGGCGATCTCGTCCGAAGCCGATGCTTGAAAGGGACGATCAATGAATGATGAATCGAGGATGGGAGCACTGATCTTTTTCATGACGCTTGCTGTCTTTTGCGGGTGCCTCTTCATGGCGGCTCGAGCAAGCGAGGATGTTGAAAAGCCGGAGCGTGCACTCAAAGCCGCCGGTTATGCAGATATTGCGGTGAAGCCGGGATCCCTCGTCGGTGAGTGGGTCGGGTGTGCGAAGGAAGAGATCGCGTACGAAGCGACGGCAACCAACGTACGCGGCGAGCATGTGCCCTTGCTTGTATGTTGTGGAGCCTTCATCAAAGGTTGCACGGTGCGGTCGCGGTGATGAGCCTTCGCGTCATCATCCCTGCATGAAGCTACTAGTCACGAGTGATTGGCATCTTGATTGGGCAACGGCAGGCGTCGAGCGGTACAGCGACCTTACGATGCATGTCGAGCAAACGGTGCAGGTCGCCAAGGAAGAGAAGGTCGACCTTTACCTCTTCCTTGGCGACCTCACAGATCCCGAGCCGGTGCGCTCGCATCTATCAACGGCGTTCGTCGCATCGGTTGCGCAACGGCTCGCTTCGGCGGACATCATGAGCCGTTGGCTCGTCGGCAACCATGATGTGATCGAGGATGGTCACGGAGTCTCAACCCTCGGAGCCATCAAGGCGGCGGGCCCGTGGCGGCAGAAAGCCGAGATGGTGCGCGTATATTCGGCACCCACGCTCGAAGACTTCGACCATAACGTCTCTCTGCTTGCGCTTCCCTTCACACCGAGGTCGCACACCTACGACCCCGCGGAAGTCGTGAAAGCCTTCGCAAAGGATATTGATCCTGCCGCGCACGTCATTGTCGCGGGGCACCTGAACATTGCCGGCATCGAACCGGGGTCGGAAACCGAGGACATGCCTCGCGGTCGCGACGTCATGTTTCCACTTGCCGCGTGCAAAGAGCTCTTCAAAGCGGAGCGCTCGACGCTCTTCAACGGGCATTACCATCGAGCCCAACTTTTCGAAGGGATCCACATCCCCGGCTCGCTTGACCGCCTGACCTTCGGCGAAGCGAAGAACGAGCCGGGCTTTCTCGTCGTCGAGGTGTTCGCGTGAAGCGCTCGCAAGTCAAAGTTCCAAGCGCTTACGACCGCGTGTGCATGCCAAAGGTTACCCATAAACCCGTGGCAGGACCCGGCGTGGTTGTTTACGAGCGCAATGGTATTCCGTGGGTCGCTCGACAAGTGCGCGAGTTCAAGACGAAGGCGAGCCCGATGCTCGACGTCACACTCGACGCGAAGGGGATGCATCCCTCGCGCATTCCCCCCGGTGCGTTCATCCGCTTGCGACCCGGCGTCGATGCCTCCGACGAGATGATTGCGGCGGCGGTGCAGAAGCTTCGAACGATCGCGAAGGCCGTGCGCGTGCTTCCGCGCGAAGCGGTGGATGCGTTGCTTCCGAAGCTCGAGCTCCCGACTGCAGTGAATCACACCGCTCGGCAGGTCGTGCTCGAGCTCGGGGAGGTTGCGAAGGTGACCGACAAGGCAAAGCTCATTGAGCATCTATCTCAAGTGTGTGACGAGGTTGGACTATGAGGATCGCTCAATTGCAGTTGAACAACTGGATCCGCTTCAAGGGCCCGCATGACGTCCGATTCGAGAATGCGGTGCATGCTGTGGTCGCGAGCATGAAGGATGACCCCGAGCGATCAAACTGGATCGGCAAGTCGAGCTTCCTCGAAGCGTTTGCGTTCGTGCTCTATGGCTGGCATCGCTTCCGTACCGAGGACGAATGGATCACCCGAGGCGAGAGCGAAGGATCGGTTGGGGTGCTGCTCACCGATGGTACTTCGATCATGCGCGTCCGAAAGCGAGGGAAGAGCACGCAACTCATGGTGTCGTCCGGTGGTGATTCGAAGACAGCCGCGGGTGAAACAGCACAGAAGCTCATCGTGGAAAAGCTTGGGCTTACGCAAGAGGACTTCTTTGCAACGTGCTTCTTTGAGCAAAAGAAGATGTCCGGCTTCATCACGGCGAAGCCTGCCGATCGCATGGCTTTGATCGCGGGATGGTTCGGGCTCGAGCGCCTGCAGAAGGCCGAAGAGGTCGAACGCGCAAAGCTCTCGGAGCTGACGAAGGCGGACGCGGCGTGCATGGCCCGACGTGGGCTCTTGCAGATGCACGCTGAAGAGCTCCGCTCAACTCACGAGCTCAAGGGCAGCACTGAGGCGGCCGTCGAGCAGGAACTTCTTGCTCGAGAGACGACCCTTGCAGCGAAGCGCGACACGGCGCGCGCGGAAGTCGAAGCCATGCGCTGCAAGGTGGCAGCGGTGGAAGCTGCAGCGAAGGTCGCCGCTCAGCGCGAATCGTACAATCGGAACAAGGCGGACCTCGACGCGCTCGACAAGAAGGTCAAGGGCTTGCCGAAGCCGACGCTTGCCGATCTCGAAGCCGCGCGAGCTCGCGCGAAGCAAGCTTCAGAGCAGAACTACCATGCGATCAAAGAGCTCGAGCTTGCCAAGCGGCTCGCATGCGGGCAGTTCGGGGGGCAATGCCCGGTCGATCAACAGCCTTGTCCGGTGGCGCTCGAGATCAATCAGCGCGGCGTCGAGAACAAGGAACGACAGCAGAAGATTGCGAAGGTCGCGAACGAAGTGAATGTCGACTTTCGAACGAAGGATCTCGAGCTCAAGCAACTCGAAGATGATGCACGGGCAGCCGATGCAATGCGCGCGCGGTACGACGCGAATAAGCAGTATCTCGCCATGCAAGCCAAGTTGCTCGAGCCTGAAGTGCACGTCGTGACGGATGCTCAAGCCGGTGATGTTTACGCTCTGCAGCGCGAAGCCGACGAAGCCGAGCAACTCCTTCGCAACGTCATCGCGACCCGCGCGACCCTTGCGAGGAATTGGAAGGAGCAAGAGAAGATCGCCGGCGATCGACACGAAGTTCTGAAAGCCATCGAGACGCATCGGGCAGCTCTTGCGATCTTCGGGCGCAACGGGGCGCAGCGGCGGATTGCAGAGCGCGCACTCGCCGACATCACGACCGATGCAAACCGCCGGCTTCGCGATGCGGGTATCGACCTCGAGGTTTCGATCACGTGGGCGCGCGAGACGAAGGGGCTCGCGACGGCGTGCGATGAATGCGGGGTAGCCTTCCCGTCGAGCACGAAGGTGCGGGAGTGCGAACGGTGCTCGGCTCCGAGGGGCCCGAAGCTCGACGAGCGGCTCGATGTCGAGCTCAGCGATCGGAGCGGGGCAGCCGAGGATCTCGCGGGGGTGGCTCTCAACCTCGCGGCGGGGGCGTGGCTTCGTCGGACGCGTGGAAGCTCTTGGGGGGTGGCGTTCATCGACGAGCCCTTTGGCGCCCTCGATGCGGCGAACCGTCGAGCCTTCGCAACGCATCTCGCGACGATGCTCCGGGGCGACTACGGATTCGAACAAGCCTTTGTCATCGCGCACGATGTCGGCGTCATGAATGCATTACCGGCACGCGTGCAGATCGTAGGGGACGCGGACAGCTCAAGAATCGAGGGGTATATATGAGCCAGATCGTTCACATCCTTGCGGAAGAGTTGAGTCCGGAAGGCCGAATCGTGCACACGATGCGATGCGGCGCACAATGCATGTGCTTCCTCGATGGGACGACGATCCCTTCGATGGACTACTTCTTCGAACCCGACGGTTGGAAGTCGAATTGCGAAGCCTGCAGAGCGGCGCAAACAAGCAAGGATCATCACATCGAACGAAGGATCGAGGTCCGATGACGCAAGCAAGGCCGAAGGGGAACGCGGGGGAGCGTGAGGTAGCACGCCTTCTCGCGTCATGGTGGGGAGCGCTCGAGCCCGGTGCCGAGTTCGTGCGCACGCCTTCAAGCGGTGGATGGTCGACCCCCATCATCCGCGCCGCGTTTAGCGCATCGGGCGACATCATGACCACCGCTCAGCTCTTCCCCTTCGAAGTCGAGGTCAAGCGCCGGGAGAAGTGGACGCTCGAGAACTTGATCGAGGGCAAGCGCTCGCCGGTATGGTCATGGTGGCGACAGACGCTCAAGGCTGCAGCCGAGGGATCACGCGAACCAATGTTGTGGTTTCGTCAATCGCGCAAGACGTGGCTTGTCATGTTGCGCGAGCAGCTTGCACCGTCGATCGGTGCTCTGTGCATATGGCATCAATGGCACGAGCCGTATGGGCTCGGAGTGGATGACGGTGGGGTTCGACCTTTGATCGTGCATGCCCACGTTCTTTTGAAGCTCGAGCCTTCGTGCTTCGCCTTACGACGCATCAAGAAAACAGCATGAACCACGACATTATCGCTCCGCAGCGTTGCAGCACAGATCGCTACACGATGATTCACGGCGAGTGCATTGCGGAGCTCGTCAAGATGCGAGCGGCTTCGGTTGCTGCCGTGTTCGCCGACCCGCCGTATTCATCCGGCGGGCAGTACCGAGGGGACCGCAGCAAGCCCGTCACGACGAAGTACTTCAAGCATGGGGGCGAAGGGCCGAGCTTTACGGGGGACAACCGCGACCAACGGTCCTTTCTCATGTGGGCCAAGCTTTGGCTCGAAGAATGTCTTCGGGTCTCGGAAGACGGAGCACCGATCGGGATCTTTGCGGACTGGCGGCAGGTGCCCATCATGACGGACGCGCTGCAGATCGCCGGGTGGATGTGGCGGGGGATCGTGCCGTGGGACAAAGAGAACGCGCGCCCGATGCCGGGACGCTTCTCGGCGCAATGCGAGTTTATCCTGTGGGGCTCGAAGGGGGCGATGCCGCTCCGTCACGAGCTCGGGTATCAGCCGGGGATCTTCCGCGGGAAGCTCTTACAGCAAGAGCGCTTTCACATCACGGGCAAGCCTTCGAGCCTCATGCAAGAGCTCGTCAAGGTTGTGCCGAAGGATGGCATCGTGCTCGACCCCTTCGCGGGCAGCGGGTCAACGGGTGTCGGAGCGCTTCGCGAGGGACGTCGCTTCCTCGGCATTGAGCTCGACGCCGAGTACTACGCGCGAGCGTGCGATCGGTTGAACCGGTGGAAGTGCGACGACGATCAATATCTCCGGCTCGTCAGCAAGCTGACGAAGAAGCCGCTCCAACTCGGAAGGAAGAAGACCCGTGAAACCCAAGAGTCCTAAGAAGCGTTCCCTTCACATCGTGTCGGCAAAGACCCCCATCCCGGCGGGGCTTATCCTTCCGGACCCCGAGCAGGTGAAGATCTCAGAGATCAACTTCGCGACGTACAACCCGCGTGTGATGAGCGCGAAGAAGATGAAGCAACTCAAGGCTTCGCTTCTCAAGCACGGGCTCGTCTTGAACCTCGTCATCCAAAAGAAGAACCGAACGCTCATCGGCGGTCATCAACGGGTGACAGCGATCCGTGAGATCTGTGCTGAGCGGGGTTGGATCGTGCCCGACCTCGCATGGGCGACGGTGCTCGACATCGACGATGCGAGCGCGAAGATGCTGAACGTCTCGCTCAATAAGATCGACGGCGACTTCGATCCTTACAAGCTTGGCGAGCTCTTCAAGTCGCTTCCGAAGCTCGAGCTCGACGGCATTCTCTCAATGGGCTTCGAGCCTGAGGGTGTTGAAGAGCTCATCAAGTTCATCGATCCAGTCGACGACAGCACCGGCAAAGAGGTGAAGACCTTCGCGAAGGCAGCGACTCTCTCTGTTGAGTTCGCGACGGCAGAACAACGCGATCAAGCAAAGGCTCTGCTCATCGAGCATTCCGACAAGAAGGGCAAGAAGCCGGGCGTCTTCCTCTTGAGCCTCTTGAAGACGCATCGAGCGGTTGCTTGAACCCCGGGTCGAAGGGACTCCGGCGCTTCTTCGAAAAGATCCTTGAACGCTTCTACGAGGGACCGCGCGCGCCCGAGCGCTACGCGGAAGAGGCTCGGATCTTTGCGATGATGAACGTCGATGCGGGTCCCTTCGATTGGGAGGACTACGCCATCGCGCTCGCGTCGAAGGCTTACGAAGAGGGTTACGTCCGAGGGCTCGAGCGAGCCGAGCGCGATCTCGAAGGTCGCGAGATGGCCGAAGAGGAGGCGCAGCGCGAACGCGAGCGGCACGAGTGGAAGCCGAGCGATGACCCGCAACTCCGCGTGTTGCTCGAAGGGGGAGGTGACCCGCGTGATCCGCTCTTCGGTGTGCCGCTCGAGCAACGCGCGGAGTACTTCGACGCCTTAGGGCTCGAAGCCGGAACGCATACCGTTCTGATCCCCGATGAGGAATAGGGGCGACGTCACCCACACCCTTCGACCGTTCGAAGAGTCGCGACCCCTTGCGGAGCGGCGGGTGGTCCTACCGATGTTCGGTTGTCGCGATGGACTGCAGCTTGGAAGCGCACCTTGGAGTTGAACCAAGTTCTGCAGGTTATGAGCCTGCCGGGTTGCCGTTTCCCCCGCGCGCTGCAGCAACCCTAACACGACCCACGAAGGACGCCACTTGCACTAGGGACGTGTCGTCGTTCTTGCTCGAGTCTCGGGAGAGTCGTGCTACGCCGGCCGGATGCCTGTTACGACAATTGGGGCTTGGGCCCTTGCGATGATGGTGTGGAAGGCGGATCCCGGAAGGCTCTCGAAGCTCCCGGGTGCTGGTGAGAACGAAGCGGACCGACGAGCACGCTACGAGCAGATCGCCGAAGCGGCGGTCTCGGTTGCCTTCGACCCGGCGACACCTCCGATCTACGGAGGGAAGTACGCGCGATCGCATACCCTTGCGGCACTCCTCGGGATTGCTCTGCACGAGTCGGGGTATCGGCGTGACGTGGATCTCGGACCGTGCAAGCCGGGGGAGTGCGATGGGGGCAAATCCGCTTGCATCATGCAGATCCAAGTCGGGTCCGGGAAGACATCCGAGGGGTGGACGAAGGCGGATCTGTTCGGGGATCGTGACAAGTGCTTTCGCGCGGGGCTCCGACTTCTACGTCGCTCGTTCATCACGTGTTCGAAGGTCGGGCCCGAGTTCCTTTTTGACGGGTACGCCGGGGGATCATGCGGGGGGATCGGGGTGCACAAGACGGGGCTCGAGCTGCTCGCGAGCGTAGGGATGCTCTATGGGCATGCGAGACCCCCCATCCCGGATGCTGCATTCCTGCCACGGAGCGAGCCCAAGAAAGCGCCCGAGGCATTCCCGACGACCGAGACCCTGCCCCGAACGGCATCGAACCCTTAAAGGGGCAAACACGCGGCGTCATGATGGGGTCGTTCATTCCACTCCTTCGGAAGATCGATCTTCCGAGAACACAACCCGGAGCACACCCCCATGACCCCCCTACAACTCAAAGCCCAGAACGCTCTCGTCGCGGTTGCCGACTTTGGCGGACAGCTCGCCTTCGATCTGAATGCCGAGATCGTTGCGAAGTCGCAGCTCATCGAAGAGCTCATGAAGCAACTCAAGGAAGCGGCGACCTCGACGAGAAAGCACATCGAAGAACGTGCTGCGATCGTGGTAGAGCTTGGCGGAGAACGAGACCGCCTTCGAGCGGCCTTAGTAGCGATCGAGTCTGGGAAGGTTGCCGATGGGCGCAAAGGCGATAGCTTGGATCTGAGGCTTCGTGAGTTTGCTCGGAATGTTTTGCAATCTTCTCGTTCCGGCGTCGATGGTGTGGATCTTTACGATGACCCCGAGATCCCACATCTTAAAACTTGCGGCACGAAGTATCCCGGTTGTGACCCCACATGCTCTAGTCCGAAGGAGATCGAATAGAAGTGCAAGCGATAGCGTGGGAGGAATGGTCACCCGATTGGGCGACCCACATCAAAGCGCGGTATACGGCACGTGAATACGACCATCACACGAAGATGTTTGAAGCGCAGCAGGTCGAAGGTGTCTGCTCGGTCTGCAACACGCAATGGAAGACAACTTGCTCGAGCGGGCATCCGCGCGAGCGCATCGCGACCTTTGCGCGTGTCCACCTTCATCGCGATCCTCTGACTCCGACCCGAATCGAAAAAGCTCGATGAGCTAGATCGATCCTCCGCGTCATGATGCGGACAGATGAGCGACTACATCGATCAGGTCTTCGGCCGCACGGGCATCCTCGCAAAGGCATTCAAAGGCTACGAACCACGCGAAGGGCAGGTGAAGCTCGCGCGAGCCGTGGAGTCGGCGATCGTCAGCGGCTCGGCTCTGCTTGCCGAAGCGCCGACGGGCACGGGCAAGAGCGTTGCCTACGCCGTGCCGGCGACGTTTCACGCGAGCAAGAACAACCCTCTCCGGGGCGAGCTCCCATGTCGTCGAGTTTGCATCGTGACAGCGAACATCGCCCTGCAAGAGCAGCTCGTCGAAAAGGATCTTCCCCTTTTGCAGAAGCTCTTGCCGTGGGAGTTCACCTTTGCTCTCGCGAAGGGTCGCGGGAATTACCTCTGTCTCGATCGCTTCGACGATTACGCGGGTGACATCTTCGGCGAGCGCGACCCCGCGCTTCGTGAGCAGTGGGAACAGATCGTCCATTGGAGCGTCTCGACCGAGAAAGGCGATCTCTCCGAGCTCCCCTTTGAGCCGAGCGCCGCGCTTCGCTCGAAGTTTACGATCACGAGCGACGATTGCACGGCCAAGAAGTGCAACCGGTACCTGGATTGCTTTGCGGAAAAGGCTCGCAAAGAGTTCGCAAAAGCCGACGTGATCGTCACGAACTATCACATGCTGTTCGCGCATCTCGTCGTGCTCGACGCGACCGAAGGAACGGCCGGCGTGCTCCCGCCCTTCGACCTCGTGATCTGCGACGAGGGGCACAAGATGGCCGATGTGGCTCGCGACTTTTTCGGGGCAAAGGTGACGCATGGGGCGATTCGATGGGCAACGCGATTGCTCGCCGGCACGGACAAAGCATCGCGCTCGAAGAAGTCACCCATCCCGGCGATTGCACCTGAGCTCCGGGACAAGATTCGAACGCTCTCGGACAACTTTTTCGGAGCGCTTCGCCTCTATAAGAACGGAGAGGACTACAAAGCCCGGCTCAAGGTCAAAGAGCCGGTCGAATGGGAAGAGCTTTGCAAGGCTCTCGTCCAAGCGGCGAACGCCTACCTCAAGGCGAGCGAGGATTCAGCGATTGCGATCGACCGGCGGGAAGAGCTCCGTAAGACGGCGATACGTACCGGAGTGCAGGCGGTCGCCATCGAGCACGCGATGAAGCTCACGAGCCCCGACGTCGTGCATTACATTGAAGAGGAAGGCGAGAAGGTGATTCTCTGCTCGCGACCCGTGCACGTCGCGGCGAAGCTTCGAGAGCAGCTCTTCGACGCACACCATTCGACGACCGTCACGAGTGCGACCCTGACGACCTCGGGTGCATCTTTTGACTTCGTGGCGTGTGAGCTCGGATGCGAAGAGGCCGAAGAGCTCGTCGCTCCGAGTCCTTTCAATTGGCAAGAGCAAGCAACGCTCATCTTGCCGACGGGCATCTGCGATCCGAACGACAAGCGCTTTGCTGAGATGGTTGCGGAGATCTGCGAAGAGGTCGTCGAGCGTGCGCATGGTCGAACGCTCGGGCTCTTCACGTCATATCGGATCCTCAATGCCGTGCATAAGCATCTCATGCAATCGCACGGATCGAAGTACACGATCCTAAGGCACGGAACGGCACCCCGATCGCAGCTCATCGCACAGTTTCGCGAAGACATCTCGAGCGTGCTCCTCGGGACTGAAAGCTTTTGGGCCGGCGTCGATGTGCCGGGCGAAGCGCTCAGCGCCGTCGTGATCGATCGCATTCCGTTTCCGACACCCGACGATCCCGTGCTCGACGCAATTCAAGGGCGAGACCCATCGGGGTGGTTCAAGAACTACAGCATCCCGCGCGCGACCATCGCGCTACGCCAAGGGTTCGGCCGGCTCATTCGTTCGACGCGCGATCGTGGTGTGGTTGTCTGCTGTGATCGAAGGCTCGTCGACAAGCCTTATGGCAAGACGATCCTTCGAAGCCTCCCGCCGGTGCGCGTCTCGCGCGACCTTGCTGACGTGAGCCGAGTACTCGACGAAAGGAACCCGTAATGCGACCGACCGAAGGTGATCAGATCAAGCTGTTAGATCATGGCTATGTGCGCTTCATCGAAGCTTGGGGAGGGGACGAGCGGATTATCGAAGCGGCTCGCATGTCGACGGGGAAGGGCTTCCTTGGATGGGGGCCCATGTGTGGCAAGTGCCGAAGCAAGAATCACAGCCCGGCTACGGACTTGAGTGATCATCCCGGCGTGATCCGTTGTAACGACTGCGGCGCGGTGGGCAGCGATGACGCGGGGGACGAGAAGCTTCTTCGCTACCTTCGAGACAATCGGCACGACACCCCGTTCGAGTTCGCCGGCATGGTGCTCGAAGTGCAAGCCCCGATCATGGTCTTTCGGGAATGGCACCGACATCGCACACAGTCTTATAACGAGATGTCGGCTCGCTACACTCCACTCCCCGACAGCAACTATGTTCCGACTCCCGCGCGCTGCATGCTCCAAGTGCAGGGGCACACACAGAACAAGCAAGCGACGAAGGCCGCCGGGGCTGCCGACCTGACCCACGACGCGGTGCTCGATTGGCTCGAAGCACTCGAGGGGGTCTACACCCATGCCGAAGCGGTCTATCAGCACGGGCTTCGAGTCGGCATCCCAAAGGAGCTCGCTCGGCTTCCTGTGCCGGTTGGCCGTTACTCGCGGATGCGAGTCCACACGTGCCTTCGGAACTGGCTCGCCTTCATGACGTTGCGGTCAGAGAAGAACCTCAATGCTCAATGGGAGATCCGACAGTATGCGAATGCTGTCGGGGGGTTCTTGTCGCAGTCGTTCCCGAGGACATGGGAGCTCTTTGCACGAGGTGGCTCGTGAGCAAGCACGACCTCACGATCCGCAAAGCGACCTTTGCCGATCTGATCATCCCTGCCGATCCTCCCTACGATCAAAAGGATGACCCGGCGGGAGTGCGCATCCTTGATGCCTTCACGGCGCTTCGCGCGCTCGTTCTTCGGGGTGCCTTGCTCGATCAATCCCAGATCAAGCGGGTCAACATCAAGGTTGAATCGGGTCAAGGATCAGCGTGGAAGGTGACGGTCATCCTCGATGTGAGCGATGATCTGCATTCGCAGCAAGCCGAGCAACCCACCGTCGAGCAGGCGGTCAACGCTTTGATCACGCACTTCGCCCAACGTCTCGAGTTGAGAATCAAGAGCGACTGCGGAGCGCTCGAGCTCGCCGGACGTCCCTTCGATTGGAGCGGGGCAGCAGCGAAGCGGGTGCCGATGCCTTGGGCGGAACGCGAGGTTGTTGACTCGCCCGTCGAATCTCGCTCAAGCTCGAGCGATATGATCCGTTCGTCCAAACCATGAACCACGACAAGCAAGCCGCTCCCGAGGTCGTCAAGCACCGTTGCTCGTGCGGCAAGGCCTACACCGCGAAGGCGTGGGAAGCTCTCCCGAACCTCGGGACCGTGGCTTACCCGGGCTACGGCATCACGCTCGAATACCGCAATTGTTCATGCGGTTCGACATGCACGATCGAAGTCATTGAAGGCGCTCGACCGCTGTACGTGTCGAGCGCCATGATGCGGGATTGATTATGCGCGTCCCTCGCAAGCGTGTGCCCTCGCGATTCAGCAAGACGGACGTCGAGCACCGTCGACAGTTCGCGCTCAAGCTCTTCGAAGCTTCCGCCACGCTCGAGATGTTCATTGACGCGTTCAAGACGAAGCTTCATCTCGGGCCCGCGACGGCGCGCAAGTATTACCTTATGGTCCGAGGCGAAGCCGGTGAAGAGTTTCAGGCGATGCGCTTGACCTTCAAGGCCGAACAGATCTCAGTCCTCCGAGCGATCACGGCGCGCGCCATCACGCAAAAGCAATACTCGGCAGCCGTCGGAGCGCAGCGCCTTCTTGCGCAGATCATGGGCACGCTCGCGCCCGTTCGACTCGAGATCAGTACGGGCGATGTGCAGCGCGACGCGATGGTGACGATCGTGTCGAACGTGTCGGATGAAGAGATGGATCAACTCGTCGGCGAGCAAGCCGAGTTCGAGCGCCGCGCACGTGCAGCGCTCCCCGTGAAAGGCGACCCGTGAAGAAGGACGATCGATTGTTCGTTTGGGAAGATCCCTCGAATGTGACGGTTGCGAGGCAGCACCCCAAACCGGGTGAAGTCGAAGCGGCGAGCTCCCATGCACGCATGCGACACGACCTTGCACCATCGGTCTGCACGTCGTGTTCTCTGTGCTTGGGGCGTGCTCAATGAGTGACAGCCATACCCACCGCGACGACCTGCATCGAGCTCAGATCGGGCAACGTCCTTCGTTCGAATCGATCTACACGGCTCTTGCCTTGGGACTCTCGCTTCGTTCGACCTGCCGTCGTCTCAATGTTGGGACCGTGATCACGAGCTTCGATCACAGGTACGTCTTCGGGGTCGGTTACAACGGCAACGCCGTCGGACTCCCGAACGATTGTGATAGCGAAGTGCCGGGATCGTGCGGGTGCATTCACTCGGAAGAGAACGCGATCATCAACTGCAAGGCCTCGCGCGGCGAGCCGAAGAACGTCTACATGACCCATTCGCCTTGCATGGGGTGCGCGAAGAAGCTCATCAACCTCGGAGGGGTGATCGTTGTTCGGTACATCAATGAGTATCGCAAGACGGATGCGATCGAGCTCCTTCGAAGCCAGGGCATCGACATCGCAAAGGGCACCGACATCGCGCGGGACTTCCCGATGCGGTAGCGTCGGCGAATGAAGAAGCTTAGCCCCCTTGCTACGTGGGCAACGGGTGCCGCTGTCGAAGAGCTCCCCGTTCCTGACGTCGTGCAGCACACGGGTTACACGTGCGGCCCGAGCGCTCTGCTTGCCGTGTGCACCTACTTCGGGATCCCGACTTCGGAGGAAGAGCTAGCCGAGTTCGCTGACACGACTCCCGCCGGCACGGGACCCGATGAGCTTGCCAAGGCGGCTCGCGCGGTGGGGCTCGGCGCGGAGGTGCGCGAGGACATGTCGACCGACGACCTCAAGGCAGCTCTCGACGATGGACACCCGGTGCTCGTCGCTCTGCAGGCGTGGCACCCTCAGGAGGGGGCTACAGAGCACGACTACGGGGACGAGTGGGGTGACGGCCATTGGGTTGTCGCAACGGCCGTAAAAGGCAACGTCGCCCTATTCGAGGATCCCAGCGTGCGCGGGCGCGTCCTGCTCACGTTGAACGAGCTCGACGAACGGTGGCATGACATCGATTCGGGCAAAGAGCGGCAGGGTATCGGCATCGTGTTCACGAGCGATATCCACGAAGAACCGGCTCCCGAGGCTCGACCGCTCGACGACATTGAGCCGATGGGATGATCGAGTCTGATCTGCCCAAGTACGGGATACTGCACTCGTTTCCTTGCTTCGACGAGTTCCTTCGGCTTGAGCAGCTCGAGCTCGAAATCCCTTCGGAAGATCGATCTTCCGAGGATGAAGCTAAGTGCTTGAAACCATTCAAGTCACGATCGAGCGTCAAGAAACGTTCGGATCCCCACAGTTTCAGCGTCATCATGGGCACAACCAAGGGGAGAACCACCCATGAGATTGTTACGAATCGTTCTTGGATTGATGCTCTGCACGATCGTCTCGCCGGCATCGGCAACGGTCTTCGCTCGCGATACGTTCAACCTTGCCGTACCGGGGGGCTCGCCGGGCTATTCCGTCGGCAAGATTCACGGACAGGGGTTTGGTACCGGATGGTCGGCCGACACCCAAGTGCAAGGGAGCCTTTGCACATCGAGCTCGAACACCGCGACCGGCGGTGGACGAAGCGGTTTCAATTGGGTGGACGGCTATTCCGGAAGCTCGACGACCGCTGACGTCATTGCGCCCAACGTCTTCACCTTCCCCGGGCTCGTGCTCGGAACGGGGATGCTCTCTTCAAAGAAGAGCTCGAGCGATATCCGAGCCTTTCGCACCTTCGACGTGACGCAAGCGGCGCTCGACGCCTTCCGAAAGGGATCGAGCAGCATTGGCAATGGGACGATCTTTCTTGGGGTGATGACCCGACTCAACACGCCGGGGACCGCGACCGGACATTGCGGGGTTCACCTTTACGAAACTCTCCCCGGTCCCTTGAGCTCGTGCCAAGCCGGCAAGGCTGGCGAACGCTTGTACTTCGGGGATCGCAACTTTAAGGGAGCAGTTGCATCCACCGTTTACAACGTTGGGCGCACAACTCAGGGCGGCAATGGGGCAGCCATCTTCGACACGATGACGCAGTTCGACAGCACGGCTCACCTTGAGGTGCTTCGCATTCGCTTCAACGTCTCGAGTGCGTGCGATGCAGGCGTCAATGGTCCGGCGAACTGCACCAAGTGTCCGATCGATCCGGCGACGAATCTCCCTTCGCTCTGCAATGACGAGATCACCTACTGGCTTGATCCTCCCGCGGGCCCCCTCCCTCCGACGCTTGCCACGCAAGGTCCGCATCCTGTGCAGGACTTCGCCTTCGATTCGGTTTCGATTGGATCCGGGCAAGGCAGCGGCGGGGGGCAAGAAGGATGCGACTTCGGCGCGCTTACGCTCACCGATAGCTATGCCGATCTCTTCGAGCTTCCGGCAAACGATTCGTGCTTGAACGCCGAAGCGATCGATCTCGAGCCGGATCTTCCGGTCGATGTCTATGGCACGACCATCGGCGCGCTCGACGACTACCAAACGTTTTGCGCTGATATGACCCCTGCAGCCGATAGCCCCGACGTCGTGTATCAGCTCAACGTTGCAGCCCCTGGCACCCTTTACATGTCTTTGAACGACGGGAGCGGAGCGCACCCTTTTAATGGTGCGCTCGAGCTTCGGACCTCGGCATGCGCTGACGAGCACAACGGGCAGAACATGCGGACGCTTTGCTACAACCAACACAGCGTAGGTGCCGGCGAAGGTGATGCGATCGACATCGCAGCGGGAACCTTTTGGGTCGTCGTCGACAGTATTGGAGCACCTGGGGACTTTTCTCTTTCCTTTGACCTCGCGCCTGCTCTTTGCGGGGACGGCGTGGTCAATGAGAGCGTCGGCGAGACGTGCGAACCGACAAGCTCGAACGATCCGGGATGCTTCGGGATCGATGACGAATTCCCGTGCAAGGTGAAGCCGCAACCCATGCAGCTCGAAGCGTGCCCGGGGTTGCCCGAGGTCATTGCCGCGGGAGAGTCTTTGGTGTGGGGGCCCTTCACAACCATGGGTGCGCTTGATGACACGATCGGTTCATGCCTCGGAGGCAATCGGCACGGCTCCGATCAAGTCATTCAAGTTACCCCGAGTGCGAGCGGCTCTCTCACGCTGACGATCGGCGTCGATCCAGCGACCGGTGTTGCTTACTGTCTCGAGCCTTCGACGTGTTGGAACTCCGGCATTGGTTGTCCCGCGGAATGCTGGGCCGGTGCGATCTACGTGCGAACCACGTGCGCCGATGCAGCAACACAGACAGCATGTGATTGGGCTTATTCATCGCCGTGGGATGGCCCAACCCCGACGTTCTTCGTCGAGCACGTCACAATTCCGGTGACGGCCGGCGTTCCCTACTTCGTGTTCGTCGATGGTATCTCGAGCTCTTCACTTCCTCATTCGGCGGGCCCGTACTTTGTGGAGGCGAATTTACAATGAAGAAGACCATCTCGATTGTGCTGTTAGTCCTTGTTGGATGTGGTGGACCTGTCCCTGTTCTTGAACAGGGTGCTAAGAAAGTACTGTCGTCCGACATACCCCCCGATGAACAGCTCACGCTCGATATACCTCCCGACGAGCAGCTCAAAGACATCCCGCCTGACGAGCAGCTCACGGGTGACGCTGGAACGCGGAAACCTCCCGTGTGCGTCAACTGCTTCCAGTGAACTGACTCTCGCCGCCTAGGCTTCGCGTCATGATCCCAGCATGGCGATCCACGACGCTCCGACATCCCAAAACATCGAACAACTAACCATCCTCCGCGTTTCGAGCGTGCTCGGACAAGTGAGTGAGAACACCCTCAAACGGTTGGTTCAATCGCACATCACGCCGAAAGGCTTGCTCTTGCTTGGTCGTGCCGCGTCGCACGAGCTCGACCGCCGCTTTGACCTCGAGAAAGGAACACGATGATCCATCCGAATGCTCGCCCGATGAATGGGCTCTTCACGCGCCTTGCGTCCGCACTCGCGGTCCCTTGGCAAACGAGCTACACGGCTCCCGCCGCCCGCACCCTCGACGCTCTCGTTCACGTCGCGAAAGGCTACGACGTCTTTTGGACGCCCGTCGGCTTCGACGAGAAGGACGACTCACGAGAGCCGGCATCCGTTTGCTACCGCATCTTCAAGGTCATCAAAGGCGAGCGCATCACGAGCCACGCCGTCGAAGTCGATCACACCTTGCCAACTTGGATCTACCGAGCCGAGCACAAGCTTCGCGAGAACCTTCGAGCTCTTCTCTTCTTCGGGTTCGTCCGATGATCACGCCGAAGGAATGCGTTTCCCCGACGCCGCAAGATCTCGAGATGGCGAGCATGCTCGAACATGAGATCGACGACTGTTTGCGAAAAGCCGCCGGTGCAGATGCGGTTTACAACGTGACATCCGCCATTACTGATCGAGCCATTCGAATCGTGATCGATCGATACCGAGCCGCTGGTTGGTGTGTCGAGCTCATCACGATCCGCCCCCCATCCGAAGATCGATACGAGCGACACCCGAAGCGAACCCTCCGCTTTGAAGTCCCCTCGACGACCGCGTTCGATCGATAAGCCCCCAACGTTTGACCCGACCCCCATCCCTCCGTCATCCTCTCTCGTAGGAAGGCCGTACCAGCGCAGCAACCCCAGGCTTGGGAGAGCCATCAAGGGGCCGCTTCGCTCAAGGGTCCGAGACGAGATCCCCCATGACAACCCAGTCCCCTCTTTCACCCCAACGCACCCTCACGCCTGCCCAACTCCAAGAGCGCTCCCTACTCCTCCAACGCTCTCTACTCCGACGTGCTTACGCGGCTCGACTCGACCCCGCTGACTTTCTCGAGTTCGTCGTCCGCGAAGAGACCACACGACAACGGCTCAAGTGTGCCCCGCACCAACGCGTTGTCCTCGACTTTGTAATGTCACACGCGCGGTCCGTTGTGAGGCTTCCAGTAGGCTTTTCGAAGACGTATCTCATGGCCACGCTCAGCATGTTCAACCTCGGACTCGATTGCACGGAGCGTGGTGCAATCATCTCGAGCACGGCCGAGCAAGCCTCGAAACCCCTCGGCATGGTGCGCGACTACATCGCGAACAAGGACAACCAACACCCCGAGCTCCGTCTCGTGTTCCCCGAGCTGCAGCAGTCCCCACACGAGGACGATCCGTGGACGCAAACAAAGATCGTCGTCAAGCGCCCGTCAGGCATTCGCGATCCTTCCCTCAAGGCCGTCGGAGTCGGGGGAGCTCTCCCCGGCTCGCGTCTGCGCTGGATCAACGTGGACGACATCCTCGACGAGGAGAACACCCGAAACCACGACGGGCGCTCGCGCGTAAACGGATGGTTCATGAGCACCGTGCTCTCGCGCGCCGATGCGAAGGACTCCCGCCTATGCGTGACGAACACGCCTTGGCATCGTGAAGACCTCACGTACAAACTCGAAGAGGCCGGGTTTCCCACGCTCGAGATGAACATCGAAGGGCAGGTCTCGATCACCAACACCGATTGGGACACCGACGAGGTTCGCCCGAGCTACGCGATACGGGGCTCCGTGTGCCGTCTCGCTTCGCACGACTCCGAGAGCTACGGCGCACCCGAGGCGATTCGACTACGCGCTGACGACCCCCTGGAAGAGAAGGGCGAGCACATCCTGTTCGAGGGCAACGCTTCGCTAGGCCGACCCGTTGAGCCGTTCGATGTTGCGGAGTCGATCCCGCTTTGGCCCGAGCGCTACGACCGCGAAGTCATCGACAAGAAGAAGGTCGATTACAAGAACAGCATGCACGAATACAACCGCCTCTTCATGCTCCGCACACGGAGCGAAGAAGGCGCGCGCGTGCAGAAGGAATGGATCGAGCGCGCGAAGCTGCTCGGTCGCACGCTCGGCATGTATCACTTCGTTTCCGAGTACCTCGGACCGAACCTCACCGTGACGGGTGTCGACCTCGCGGTATCGCGCAAGAAGGGATCGGACTTCACGTGCTTCGTCACCGTCGAGCTCGTGCCGAACATCACGTTCGACTTGCGCGAGGATGGCGTCGTTCGAAGCATCACGCTTCGAAACGCTCGCCGGATTCTCGAGGTTGATATCGGGCGGTGGAAGGGGCGCACGATCGTCGACAAGTTGATCGACAAGTGCAAACGCTACAACTCAATCGCGCGGGTCGAGACGAACGCGGCGCAAGACTTCCTCAGGCAATGGACGATCGATGAGGACACGAGCGTGCCGGTCAAGGCGCACAACACGGGGAGGAACAAGATCGATCCTCGATATGGTGTCGAGAGCGTGTTCGTCGAGCTCGAGAACGGCGCTTGGATCTTTCCCTCGGACATCGGCGGTGCTGCACCCGAAGCGCTGCAAGTCGTGATCGACGATTGCCTTTACTACAACCCGACGGCGCATACGGGCGATGGGCTAATGGCAACGTGGCTCGCTCGAGAACAGATACGAGCAATCACGGGCGACTCGAGGGACTACGACGGGGCGGCCCAACCTTCGAGCCTCGGCGCGTCTCTTACGGCTCGCTAGGCTTCGCGTCATCATCCGGACATGAGCGAGCAAGAGTCCGAGGAAGAACGAAGTGCGGCGATGGATCTCACGTCCCTTGTCGACGTGTCGTGAAGACCACGATCGATCTTACTGACGACGCATCCCCGTGCGAGCCGATGGCGATCGGTGATCCGAGCAGCCTTTGCGTTGATGGCGATGACGTCGTGATCCAGCTTCGCGAAGTCGAGCTTCGGATGACAACCCCTCAATTCGTCACCTTCGCGGAAGCCGTGAGCGAGTTTCTCTTCCGCGACTTCAGAGGGGAACTCGACATCAACGATCCGAATCGCTGTCCCGAGCGTGAGCATCACGAGCTTCGCGAGCTCTATCGAAAGATCTTGAGCGGTGTAGTGGGTGGCGAATTCGTACCGGATGCACTCCGATGGTCAATCATGTCCGAACTCGTGAGGCGGCGGATTGACCCCGAGCTTTGGATCGATCTCAAAGAACAACTTCGTCGAGCGCACGAAGAGATCGAATCAAAGGGATCCAAGGGATCCAAACCACGTCGAACACGAACGAAGAGCGGAGGAAACCCATGAAGATCTTTCTCGCATTGATGGGCATGTGCATCGGTTGCAGCGCGGAAAGCTTAGGAACGTCGGCCGCCGAATCGAGCAACGGACTTCGCTTCGTCGATGTCTCCGAGCTCGACGTAAACGAGGGATGGATCAACGTGTGTCCGCCGTCCGTCTCTGTCCCGAAGATGCGCGCGACCTTCCCGGCATCCACCGCGCAACTCGCCGACCTTCGGTTCATCTATCGAGGCCCGACGGCGGACAGTATCCCGCTCGCGTCGGGCGAGTTTCGAACTCAGCTCGGGCTGAAGCTCAGAGCGCAAAACGAATGCAACATCGTTTATGTGATGTGGCGTTTCGCTCCGACTCCGGGGATCGTCGTGCAGGTGAAAAGCAATCCCGGCATGAGCACGAGTGCGGCTTGTGGGAACGGGGGCTACACGACGATCAAGTCATCGAGCTCGATGCCGGTCCCTTCCGTCGCAGTCGATTCGTCTCACGCCATTCGCGCGACCCTCGACGCTCGAGCTCTCACCGTCGAAGTGGATGGGGCGACGGTTTGGCAAGGTGACGTTGGACCCGCGGCGATGCTCTTTGACGGCCCCATCGGCATCCGCTCCGACGATGCTGCCTTCGAGTTCGGGCTGCTCGCCGTGGCACCCTGAATCTTTTTCGACAATGAGCTAGATCCTTTTCTCGATCTGAGGCGCTCGCGTCATCATGGGGTCATGACGAAGCTCGCCGACAATCTCGCCGATCACATTCGCACCTACGAAGAGGACCGAGCCAAGCGCTACGAGGGACGGCAGTACACCCCCGACGTCGGGCTCTCGTTCACCGTGCATCTCGAGCAGGGTAAGGTGCTCCGCATCGTTCGCACCGATGGCATTCAAGCCGAGGCGACGACCGACAAGCTCGAAGAGCAGCTTGCAAACGGAACGCTCATCCTGACCGAGCACCTTGTCGGGATCATGGCTCGCACGCTTGCAGGCATGCCGGGGCTCGATCGGGTCTCGCTTGAAGAACGATCGGTCATGGTCCGGCGGGAGCTCGCAAGGCAAGAGGCAAAGCAAATGACAATGCTCGCGATGATTGGACCCGTCGGATGCGAGCCGACGTTGATAACGGGGGTTCCGCCCGTCACTCGATGGGAAGACACGTGACGTGATGATCGCTTGAAAGGGGGGTTGGGCGATGTGGACGTTCGAAACGCTGGTCCGGGCTATTGAGTTCGCTGCGGTCTTCGCGAGCTACACGCTTGCGCTTCGCGGCTTGGCGAACTGGCTTGATGCGGTTGACGATCTGGAACGCGAGATCGGGTGGCGGTTCTATCGGCTTGAGCAACGGCGCGCGGGTCAAGCGCAGCTCGCCGGGGGGCTACTCGGGTTCGTGTCATCCGTCACGACCGTGATTCTCAGTTGGAAGTTTTAACCGCAAACCGAAGGAGACAATCGAATGCTGAATGACGATGAGAAGTTCTGTTCCCGCTGCGGAGTCTCGAAGGAGGAAGAGGGGCCCGACGAGGACGATGAAGACGAAGAGACGAGTCCGTTGGTCGTGCTCTCGAACCTCGGGCTTGTGTTTGGTGCCATGGTCGGCATCGGCTTGACCCTGGTTCTTGGCTTGAAGTTGTAGCCCTTCGACGGGGCTCGATCGCTTTCTGATCGAGCCCCGTCGATTCTTCCTTGTATCTAGCTCATCATGAGCTAGATTGTTTCCCATGACGAACGAGACGACGGCGAGCAAGTGGTGGTCAACCGAGATGGTGATGCACTACGCGTCCGTGACGGGTGGGCTATCCGGCGAGTCGCGCATGTTCAACTATCCGGCGAGCTATTACGCGACGCACATCGTCGAGAACGACGGTTGGCGCTTGATGAACCCGACCATGGCAAAGCGGGTTGCAGCTCTTCTCAAGAAGGGCTGGATCGAACGGCGCGAGACGACGCGCGATTACCCGGAAGAGCCGAACATGTTCGGGCCCGGCATGCATCCGGCGCACACCACGACGCGAGCAACTTACTTCGCGACCGAAGCCGGACGACAAGCCAAGTAGCTTGAACCGAACCTGCTCGAAAAGCTCGAACAGGTGGCCGGGTGCTTAGCGGCCCCCATGCGGGTAGCATGCGTGGTACGATTCCTCGAACCCGTCGCATCCCTGGAGCAGTCTCGGTGATCCCTCTCCTTCTCATCAATGACGAGATCGACCAGCTCTACAGCCGCGTAACGGCAGCAATCTTGCTCGCCGAGAAAGCGGAGACGACTGGAAGCAAGATACAAGCAGCGACGGCCTACCTTGAGGTCTCGTTCTTGGAGGAGGAGATCGCCAAGTTGCTTCCTGCGACCGATCCTGAAGGCGAGATTGCTCGCCGCGGCGTGATCACAGCGGCGACAAGCGCCGGCCAGTTCGTGCGAGCCGTAGAGATGGCGAACACGTACGCCTCGGATCCATATGCCGGCGTGGCGCTGAAGAACCAGCTCGCTGCTCTCCGCGACTACGCGGAGCGCGAGGCGCGGTCGGTGCTCCGTGGCCCCGTCCTCGTGCACCCTCGAGCGAAGTTCCGGTTGCTGACCCTAGTTCTTCGCCGGTACATAAGATTGATCAGAATGGACCAGTCCTAAGTGGCCGCCGAAGTCCACCACCGCGAGCAGGCGCCGCAGCGCCTCCGTGTCGAACTCCGAGCCGAGGCGTAACGCGTTCACGCGCGAGGTGGTCGAAGCGGCGACGTCGCGCGAGGTTTTGGGTTCGTGGCAAAGCGCGGTGCTCTGCATCGGCGCGATGCGGGGTCGTTCGGCGACGGTTGCAGCGGTCTGAGTACGCCGACTGGTTACTAGTTGACGCGGCCGGTGGTCGCGTCGCACTCGAAGTCAGCGGGACTGACGACGGTGACGCAAGGGGACGGATGCGCGAAAAGCTCGCACTCGAAAGGGTGACGGGCATTCGGCGGTCATGAACACTTCCACCGCTCGCAAGTCGAACCCGCACCTCCGCATCGTTCGAGCTTCCGCGTCGAAGCCTTCAACCCCGCCGGCACCCCTTGGCGTCGTCGAGCAGGTGCGCCAAGCCTTCCGCCCGGCGAACCGCCTTGCAACGTTCGTAGGGTTCCTTCTAGGCGGCTTCGTGCCCTTGGCAACGTACGTGGTCGCCCACTACGAGCACGACCTTTCTAGGCCCCTCTACGCGCAACTAACGACCCTTCTCGTTTTCGGGGGCCTCTTCTACTCCGCGCGCACCGTCTTCGCGTGGGGCAACCTGGCATTCAGGGCACCCATCAAGGCGATCGGGTTCGTCGTCCTGATCGAGGGGGTCATGGTCTCGAGCGCGACCCCGTGGCTTCGCGTCGCGGCGCTCGCCTATCTCGTCATGATCAACGGCATCGCAACCGGCGTGACGCTCTCGCTCGACCGGACGAAACGAAGTCGGTGAGGACAATCGACTGGCCGGTGTCGTTCGTCCCTTGTATCTAGCTCATCATGAGCTATACCTATTGAACGGAGTCGGGCAGCTCCGGAGAAAAGGAAGAGAGACCATGGGCACATTCGATAGCTGGAAGACGACGGACACGAACGAGACGGGCGAGAGCTTCGAGCTCCTTCCCAAGTGCGCGTGCTGCGGTTCGCCGCGCGTTCCCGTCATGGCTTTTGAGCCTCGCTACGTGTCGACGTGCGACTGCGATTCGCAAGCTCAGGCGGCTGAGTAATTCCAAACACTTAGGGGGTCCCTTCGGAAGATCGATCTTCCGAAGGGCCCCCCCGATACCCGGAGAGAACC